ATAACGGGACGGAAAGATCGTATAGCGATGCCGCTACGGTGGGTAAAGTAAAAGGCTTTGAGTTTTTATTCGAGGCGGACTGGCGTAGACAGCAAGGGACAAACTTCCTGGATCAAAATCATTTCCTAAGATACGTAGCTAAAAACTGGATAGCAAAGGTAGAATATGTGCAGGACGGGTTTGCAGACGTTCAGTATTTTGAAGGTTCACAAAGGGGGAGACTAAAAGTAAACGATCACCTTAGCTTTAACTTAGGGGTGGCACAACGTATATCTGAGCCTTACGGTTACGATGCTTTGGAGGAGTGGATGCTTTCTAACGGGAACTTACATTATACTACCCTGGCTATACAAGAGGGATATACAGTTGATGTCCAGAATTCCGTGTATTATGAACCTAATGGCGATATATGTGCAGAAAGTTCCGATGTGTGGGAGCAGGTTGTTATACCTGTGGTTTTAGATGACTACGTTTCTCGTAAAAGATCTGAGCTTCCGAGCCAATGGAACCACTCTTTGGTGGTGGGGTACGACTATTACAAGTATTCTAAGGACTTCTGGTTCCACAGCTGGGCGGGTGTAATGCCTTACCATTTGCGGGTTGACAACGAATACTCTTATTTCGAAGCAACGGACGGGGCGCAGTGGGTGGATTACGCTGGAGGCCTTATCTTTGGCTGGAGATTAAACAAGAGCCTCGGAATATTTCTTGAGGGAAAATACAACAAATATTGGAACAGGGAATGGCACGATTTCTCTGTTGGACTTAACTACGTAATACTATAAAAATGTCGCAGCAGATTGGAGAGGATACAAAAGTAACACTAGACCTAAAAACAATAGGTATAGGTGTAGCGGGGTTAGGATCATTAATAGCTATGTGGTTTGCTTTGCAGTCAGATATAGCTTTAGCCAAGGAACTGCCTATCCCTCCAGACCCAGAGATTACACGCATGGAGTTCGATATGAAAGATCAGCTTGTGCGTCAGACTATTATGACTACGCAAGAAGATGTACTTGAAATAAAAGATGATTTAAAAAACATCGAGAGAAAAATAGATGAACTAAAATAATCACTCATGAAGACCTTCCTTCTTACCTTCACGCTATTTTTATTTACCACGGCGGTATACGTTTCTACCCCCGCAGTTGTATTAGATCAAGGGATTTCCGTAGTAGAGTTTAACGCGAGTTTCAATGCTTCTAACAGTGTGAGCTGGATGGACAAACTTAGCGATTGTGAAGGCAAGAGGGTGGATATAGTTCTTTCCCCTGCCATGCAGAAGGAGCATAAGATAGTTGTCGTCCCGACGATTATAATATTCAACGAGGGTGAGGAGGTAAAAAGGTTTCAAGCGAATATAATGATGCAGCTAGAGGCTACCCAGGATGATATCCAGGAGGCGGTGGATGAGATTCTGATGAGTTCGTTCTAATTGTTATCTTTACACAACAATAATAAACACAAATAATGCTAGGCTTATCAACATCGTCGTCCCCAGGTAGCAAACCCATGCGTAGCATAATTAACGCTGGGCGTAAGCTGTGGTTAAAGTTTCGTCGTAGTGATAATATCAGCAGGGAAAGGCTTTCTAATGCTAATTTTGAAGACAACGAACCTGCAGCAGACAATGATTTTTTAAGCGGTGGCTTACAGTTTAATAATTGGGTTGAAAATAAAAACAGCGGTCTTAGGAGGTTTACTAAAATACCTGGTGGAATTAGATGCGATATTCTTGAGCCAGCAGATAATACGTGGCATAATAGGATATACTCGGATGTCCTCAACAGCTCTTTGACCGAGAACCAAACCTATCGATTCACGGCTGAGGTTCGTTGTAGTGTTGACGGAAATTTCAACGCTTCAATAGAAGCGACTAATGGAGACGATGCCCAACCTCATCCAGATGTCCAAACCGCAGTTACTAATAGCGAATTTTCTTTAGTAAACACTACTTTTAATTATATCCCAGATTCTGATGGTGAAAATGGCGTTAGCAATGTACTCGTTCATCTCTACCCTAATATTGCTCTCTCCGCTGGCGGTTTTTACGAGGTTAGGAACGTCTCACTCAAAGAGATTTCTCAATTCGAGCTTGACGCCTCCTCGGAATCTAACGACGCGAAACTGTTTACTGGGAAAGCCTTGAGCTTCGACGGGACGAATGACTATGTAGAGTTACCTGCCGATTTAGATGAGACGGTGTGGACATGTGCTATGTGGTTGGGGGATTATGTAAATCCTAATAGTTACGATTGGTTGTTTGGAAAAGACACCGCTAGGAGTATAGGGCTTGCAAATAATCCTACTGATAAAATATTCTTTAGATCTAGCTCTTCTACTTATTATGATTTTACAACTGATACTCCGTCAAGTTACACAGGTTATAAAAGATTTGTGTTTGCCTCGGATGGGACGGATATATCTTTATACATTGATGGTGTTTTTATGGATTCTGTAACTCCAGATGATACCCACCTGAGGTTACGCAGGATAATGGCGGGATATAACACTTCATCGCATTTAACAGAAGGAAAGGCCTCAGACTTTCAGTTCTACGACTCTTGCTGGACAGCTAACGACGCCTACTTAGACTATACATACCCGAACGAGCTCTTGATAGACGCTGGTGGTTCTGTAGCAAGAAACAGCTTACGTGTACATCTACCGATGTCGGAGGGGAGTGGAGCGGTTGCTTTTAATTCCGTACGCTTGGGTGAGGAGCTTATAGAAAACAATGATTTTTCAAGTGTTGGTAATTGGAATGCAGGTGGTGGTTGGGAAGTATTAGGAAATGACAAAGCAACAAATGACGGTACAGGCGGGATTTTAAGACAATTTGATACTGTTCCCTTAAATACAAGATTTAAAGTTGTTTTTACTGTTGCTGATTATGTTACGGGAAACATACAGATAAAATTTGCTCCTGTGGGTCAAAGTGTTGCAATAACGGGTAACAATACGTATACTGTTTATACAGCTGGAGATAATAACTCCAATGATGATTTCCAAATTATTGCCACAAGCGGTTTTGTTGGTTCTATAACAAACATCTCAGTCCGCGAGATAGTCACACCGTTCGACTCTATATATAACGGGGCGGCTTTAGGTGCTACGTGGGTGACGGCACAACCAACGATCCCGCAGCTCGGTATGCAAGACTGGAGTAAAGGGAGTAATTTATTTCCTACTAGCGAATCCAGCCTTACTCTTTCTAACGTAACGTCTAGTGCAGTCGAAGGACCTGCTATTAATTCCGCAGACGCTTTAAATACAGCAACGCGTTTAACAGAGACTACGGCTGATGATCAGCATTATAGCTCGGCAGTATTCGTGGCTTACAGTGGGATAGAATATACTTTTTCTGTTTTTGTAAAAAAGGGTACCTATGATGAAATAAGATTAGTCACCTCATCCAACCGCATCGTAAGTTCTGTATATTTTACTTTTTCAACTGAGTCTTTTCGGGCCACAACGTATTCTCCAGCCGCTGAAGATTATGGGAATGGGTGGTATAGGGTTAGCTGGACAGCCACAGCAAAAACAGATTTTGGAGCCAGCAGTAGCTGCGTCTTATACCTCTCCCCTCTTGACTTATCTTCATATGCGGGAGCTACAAGTAAGTATACAGATTTCTTCGGATGGCAAGTAGAGATTGGAGATACAATGGGGAATTACATCCCGACTAATGGTCTCCTTGCACAAGACGCTACTTTAACAGCAAACCCTTATAACGCAGGTTACGACGTAGTAGGGAATGCGCTTCGTACGAGGAATAAAGGTTTAAATCTCGACGGGATCGGGTATGCGGAGATTGTAGCGGACAGCTCTTTGACGGATATTACTAACGGGACTATACAGTTTTGGCTTAAGAATACTAATACAGTTAAATTTGTCGTTTTTAGTGAGGAAGGTGGAACAGACTATATAGGCGCGTATAATCCTCCTACGGCGAGTGGGCTATGGTATAACAGCAGCTCTACAGGTACGATTACGTCGACAGCGGATAATAATATTGCGCTTACTACAGGGATGATTACCGATGGGGATTGGCATATGCACACTATGACGGGCGTTAATATAAGCTCGTTTACTGTTTTCCAACTAGGTAATTATTCAAACACTTTCCCCCTCGATACTATAATTAACGATGTAAGGCTTTACAACAGAGTTTTGACAGCAGCAGAAATTATAAACAATTACAAAGTCGGTAAAAGCAAACACTCATAATGAAAGGAAATATATTCATGTGCCTGAATAAGGCTACATACGAAGGGAATATCCCTGCAGGCTTAAAAGCCAGTTACGCGCGTAGAACGTACGACGAAGACGGGGTACAGACAGCGATACTAGACACCACTTTTAAAGAGGTTGTAGCGGATAACCTGTACAAGTACGGGGGGGAAGTAGAGATAGACGTAAGCGGGACAGCATACTTCTTAGTGGAGCTAGATGCTTCTTGGATAACGGGGGAAGTATCTCTCCTGCTAGAGCTAGGTGATGGATTAAGTTACCCAAATAATTGCCTCTTAACGAATAGCGAGGCACGTAAGTTGGTTAGCGATAACGCCTCAGATCCTGAATGAAAGTCTGCAAAAATGGCTGTAGCCATAAGGTCATGAAGAAAGGGGGTAAGACCCCTGCATGGACGCGCAAAGAAGGTAAGAACCCTGAAGGAGGGTTAAACGCAAAAGGTGTAGCTTCTTATAGAAAGGCTAACCCAGGGAGCAAACTTAAGATGGCTGTAACGGGTAAAGTTAAAGCAGGGTCTAAAGCAGCTAAGAGGCGTAAATCCTTTTGTGCTAGAATGAGCGGAATGAAAGGCCCTATGAAAAAACCAAACGGCAAACCTACGAGAAAGGCTTTAGCTCTACGTAAATGGCGTTGTAGAAAGAAATAAAAATGAATACAGTAAAGAAAAACAAAGGGGGGAAGCTAAACGTTTCTAACAAAAAGGTAGAAGTAGCCCCTCCCAAGGGCTACCATTGGATGGAGGATCGTGGTAGATACTTTTTAATGAAAGGTGATTATGCACCGCATCCAGGCGCAGTAGAAAAAGCAAAGTTTAAAACAGCAAATCATGGCAAGTAAAAAAAGACCAGGTTTATGGGCCAATATAAGGGCAAAGAAAAAAAGAGGGGAGGCACCAGCTAAACCAGGTGAAAAAGATTATCCAACAAAAAAATCGTGGAAGAAGGTTACATCTCTTGGTAACGGGGGTAAGGTCAAAGTAGTTAAAAAAAACAAACCTAAATAATAACTATATTTGCATATAAATAAATCTTAAAATGGCAACGACAGCAACAATATCATTATCTAGCGATATAACTGGTGATCAGGTTTCGTTAAGTTCAACCTCTACCTTAACTAAGTCGGGGTCGGATTCTACTGGGCTCGATCAATTTACTGGTGTAAACACTGTTCAATACGCAGCCGCACAATCGGCAGCCACACTTATATCCGCCGCGGATTACGTAGACACAACCGTAGCTCACAAGGTTTACATAAGGAACGCCAGTACGAGTACAAGTTGTTATGTTTTAGTAGACATAGACTCAACTGCAAATGAACCGCTTGGTCGTTTGTATGCTGGGGACTGGTGCTTCTTCCCTTGGATGGGAACTTTAGATATAGATTTTACTACAAACGAGACTGGTCAAACTGTAGAGTTTGCTGTTATTTCTCAATCTATAGCATCATAATATAAAACAATGGCAACTACAGCAACATTCACATTAAGCGCTCCAGACTTTACTGGAGGTTCTCCTTTTACTGTTTCTACCGTTCTTTACAAGGCTGGTACAAGCACAGCGATAGATCAATTTACAGGAATAGCAAGGGTTTATAAAGCTTCAGCTACTGCGGATATATCTTTAGTTGCAAACGGAAGTTATTCAGACGACAAAGCTCACAAACTTTACGTTAAAAACACTTCGACTACTACACCTGAGACTTATGTGCTTATGGAGGTTGGAAGCAACGAGCCTATTGGGAGGTTGTTTCCTGGGGACTGGATGTTCATCCCAGTAGAAGGGAGCGAGGACTTTAAAGCAACAACATCAGCAGCGGGAATGAGCTTTGAGTGGGGATTGTTTCACGAAGGATAATAGTATAGAATATGCCAATAACAACAGCAACATTATCATTATCAAGCACCGATCTTACGAGCAGCTCTTTATCAATAAACGCTTCTACTGAGCTTTCACAAGCTGGCCTGAAGTCGGGTTTATCTAACACAAGCGGTCTAACAAGAAAAACACTTAGTGCCGCCAGCGCCGCATTAATAACAGCCGAGCCGTTATATAGGGCCGACCTAGTTACACAGGACGGAGCAAACAAGGTTTACATTAAAAACCTTTCAAATGAGGCTTCTGAGTTTTTCACAGTATACCTTGACCAAGAGGTGATAGGTAAGCTTTACGCAAATGACTGGATGTTTATGCCTTGGAGCGCTAAGCAAGGAACTAAAGAAACCTTTGTTGTAACGGCTACCGTTAGTAGTGGAGCTGTTGCTGTAGGTGATAGCTGGGACTTTGATGGTGTTACCACAGTTAGCGCTGATGCAATTTTAAACAATTTTGCCGCTGCGGTTAACGCTCAATTCTACCCTAACTGGACAACTACGGTTAGCAGTGCGGCTGTTACCTTTACGGCTAGGATAGCAAAAGCACAAGGTGTTGTTACAAGCTCTACAGCTATAACAGGAGACACGTTAGTAGATTTAGCTGATTCAAACTTTACAATGCCAATAACAAGTGGAGCGGCAGGGACCAGATCCACAGGCGATATATTTATTGAACCTAGCGTTCACACTGGTATGATTTACGAATCCCTCTTAATACACGAATAATGGCAACAGTAAAAGCAACGCTAACCTTATCCAGCTCCGATGTTCTGTCATCACCGTTAAACATAGCGGTTAATGCTTCCCTTAAGGCGGATTCGGGTAGCTTAATACGAGCGAAAGTAAAAGGTACAGCTGCTGATACGGATGACCTTTTGCTATATAAAGCAGACGACAAGCTAGAAAGAGCTTATCTATATATTAGCAATTTAGACCCAGAGCTAGAAAATTACATCTACGTGCGTAACGAAACCGAATCCAATACGGCCCTTTGCGCTAAGATTGGTGGTGGAGAATTTGCATTTATACCAGTAGCGGTTGATAAGACTTACGAGGCTGTGGGTACAAAAACAAACACATTAATTGAGTACGGGGTGTTCGGTTACGATAACTCAGGAGTATCCCTCTCATAATAAAATAAAAACATGGCAACATTAGCAAATCAAGGGGTAGCATCACAAGCATCATTCGGACAATTAGGAAGCGCATTCTTAGACGAAGGGGGAGCCTATTTACCGCCAGCAGGATCTGTCGTAGTGGCTATTACATGCTTAGCAGATACTACATTTTCAGTATTAACACCAGAAGCTACAGGGGATTGTTTTGGTCTTGCGGGTAGTTCGGGTGTAGGGTCAGGGCATAATTTAGTTACCAACGCTAACGTTTTTCCACAAGGTATTACTATCTACGGAAGATGGACAGCTGTTACAGCTACAGCTGATACTGCAGGCGGGGTTATATGTTACCTCGGACCTTCTAAGTCTCCGAACCAGACCGCATAACAATAACTTAATTTAATATAATGGAAGAACAATTTGAAAAAGTGGAGATCTTTGATACTCCCGAACAACTCGCTGCCTCTATGCAGGCAGACGCACAAACTACAACTACAGAGGAGGCCCCACAACAGGAGTCTCAGCCAGTTGAAGAAACTTCTACCCCAGAGGTAACTCAGGAATCTTCTCCACAGAGTGAGCCACAGGTAGAACCAGATTTATCACAACCGCAACAGGAGAATGTTGCTAGTGATGAGAGTCAGCAGTACTCAGATAACGAGATTGAAGAAGCGGTCTTCGGTTTTCTAAGCGAAAAGCTTGGGAGAAAGGTGTCTTCTTTAGACGAGTTCAACACTGCACCACAGGAAGCGCCCCAGCTTGATGAAAGGGTAGAGGCTATTGCCAAGTTTGTAAAAGAAACTGGTAGGACACCTCAGGATTGGTTCACGTACCAGTCATTAAATCCGTCTGAGATGGACGATTTAACGGCAGTAAAAGTACAAGTAGCCACCGAAAACCCAAGTCTTTCGTCAAGTGAAGTGGAACTGCTTCTTAACAGTAAGTATAACCTTGACACTGATCTAGCATCAGAACAAGAGGTTAACGTTGCTAAACTACAGCTTAAGATAGAAGCGCAGAAGGCTAGAAATTCAATAGAGAACTTACGTTCTCAATATCAAGCCCCTGAAGCTAAATCAAGAGCTGATAAATCTTTTATTGATGACAAGTGGTTGTCGGATATGTCCAAAGAAGTAGATGCGTTAGATGGTCTAGAGTTTGACCTTGGTAACGATAAATCTTTTACTTTCGGTCTTGACGATAACTACAAGAATCAGTTAAAAGAAAATAACTCTCAGCTAGAAAACTTCTTTGACTCTTTTGTCAAGGCTGATGGAAGCTGGGACTTTGATTCGCTTTCATCTACGATGGCGGTAAGAGACAACGTCGATAAGATAGTTTCTTCTGCTTATACTCAAGGGCTCAGCGATGGGCAACGAGGTATAGTAAATAAAGCGGCGAATATTTCAACACAATCACCACAGTTGGGACAGCAGCCACAAGGGTCTGCGCTAGCTGATCAGGTGAAACAGATCATGCGGAGTAATAGCTCCAAAATGACATTTAACATTTAAAAAATAAGAAACAATGGCAACATTAGGATCAAGTAGAGGGACAGATGTTCCTGAAATATCACCGTCAGGTTCGACAGGTTCATTTAGAATCACACCTGAATCGTACACAACGGTAGATTCTCTTATCAAAACAACTAAAGATGAGGTTATGCCTAACCTCGTTGAGACTTACGGTGATCAAGGTATCACTGGATTTCTTAAACTAACAGGCGCAATTAACAGCGGCGGATCTTCAGACCAGATTGACTGGTGGGAGGCAGGTCGTCGTCACAAGACGTTAGCATACACATCTGCCGCAGCGGTATCTTCTGATACTAAGTTTTTAACAATTAACGACTCTATTGTAAAAGCTGGAGTTCAGGCCAACGACGTCCTCATGGACAAAGAAACAGGTGCTCGTTTTGTGGTTAAATCTGGTGGATACGGTACAGGAAGCGAAGTAGATGTTATTTTAGCAAAACTAGACGGAAGTGTAGTTACTGAAGATACAGATATTGACACGGATTCAGCTGGAGAATTTATCAGACTTGGTAACATGTACGCTCAAGGAACCAACCAGCCTACAGCATTCGACGATTTCAACGCAGTAAGAAAGTCTAACCCATTCATGATCGTTAAAGATCGTTACGAGGTTAACGGATCACAGGCTACGAATATCGGTTGGGTAAACGTAGGTGGCGGAGAATACCGCTGGTTTATGAAGGGTGAGCAGGAGGCTCGCGCTCGTTTCGAGGACCGTCGTGAAATGATGATGCTTCTAGGGCAGCAGCGTGGCAATGATGCGATTGCTGGCGCAGGATTAGATAACGAACTTGCTGGATCTGAAGGATATTTTGCAGCTATCGAAGATCGCGGAATCCAAGTATCTAACGCAAACGCTAACCCACTTGACTCATTCTCTGAGTTTGATGATATTATCATGGAGCTTGATAAGCAAGGTGCACCTTCTGAGTATGCTATGTACGTGAACAGAAAGCAAGACCTAGCTATCGACGATATGTTAGCATCGGGTGTTGCAACAGGTGTTACTGCTGGTTTACCAGGACAGTTCGGAGCATTCAATAACTCAGCTGATATGGCTGTAAAGCTTGGATTTAAATCTTTCACTCGTGGAGGATACACTTTCCACAAGCACGATTGGAAGCTTCTTAACGATCCTACTCTTCTAGGTGCATCTAACTACGTACAGGGGGCTATGATTCCTTTGTCACAAGTTACTGACGCACGTAGCGGAATGAAGGCACCAGCCTTAGCTATGTACTACAAGGAGGCTAACGGGTACAACCGTGAGATGGAGCACTGGGTAACTGGTAGCATCTTGGGTCATACTAACAACGGAGATGTAGGTACAGACAACGCTGTCTTCCACTATCGCTCTGAGATCGCTTTATGTACACGCGCAGCGAACCAGCACGTAATGATTAAGGGATAATCGTTATATTAACTATTAAAACTTAAAAATTATGGCTACAAATACAGACGCTACATTTACGCATGCGACACCAGGTTGTATGACCTCATCGCATAAGATTACGATTAAGAACGCTTGTAAGCAAAATACAGATACGGACTTTGAATTTGATCAACCAGCAAATAGCATTGTTGATGGAGTTTTTGTTCGTGTTGTAGGCGCAATTACTATAGGCGGTGCTGCAGATGTTGGATTCCGTATGGGAACTAACTCTGACCACACTGGTGAAGAAATTGTTGCAGACGCTGCTCAAGGCATTTTAGATCAGAGTGATAACGCTACTGTTGCTGCAGGAAATGTTTTTTCATTTACTGTTGTAGGCACTGGAGGTGTTGTTTCTCCTGGAGTAACAAATGGCGCAGGTTCATTTACGGGTGTTGCTAGAAAACTTTTTGGTCGTATAGACACGGGAAATCAAGCAATTACTGGAGCAAATGAACTAGAAGTGCACGTTGCATACAGACACTTTTAACTAAAACGTAAATTGGGCTTCGGCCCTCTTTACACTTAACTTTTTAAAAACAAAAAAACAAAAATTAGAAAATATGAATGAATTAATTCTTTCAAAGCTTGAAGCTGGCCAGGTTAAAGGCCCTTGTACGGCAATGAAGGCTACTGCTGGAACGGATATTGCAGACAGCACAGCCGCGTTAGCGATGGACGCTACATATGTCAACAAGGTTACTTTTTCCGCGCTTGACGGGGCTGCAAAAACTGTAACACTCCCCACATTTACAAATGTTGGAGACATTGTTATCATTATGCAAAAAGTCAGCCTTGTAGGTAGTGGCGTACTCACTATTGACTGTGGCGGATCTCAAAGTTTTGACACTGGAAGTTATGCTTTTTGGGCTGATGGCTCTGACGTAGCTACAGTTGATACTGCTACTGCTGGTGAGACTAAAGTTGTCTTAACTGGTGAAGCATCAAATACTGGTACAGGAGCTGGAACTTGCGCAAAATTCACCTATTTAGGTGACGATAAAATTTTGTGTCAAGTTCATGGTAATCGCTTAGGTACTGGCGGAGGAACTATGGCTTTTGCGGCATAGCTCTTAATAATCTACTACAAGAAAGGCCCTTCGGGGCCTTTTTTATTTGTTGTATATTTGCGTTGTAAATTTAGTACAATGAAAAAATTCTTGCAATTCATAAGCGCTGGAGACGATGCAGCTACCTTCCCAGAAGGCAGTTTGCAGTCTATGGTTTGCGACGCCAACGCCACGATAAAGCTTAGGTTTCACCCAAGTACAAAAGGTACAGCGCACCTCACCGATTTAGTTACCCTTACGATAACCGCAGATAAAGAAAAAGCTGTTATGACCGCTATTTCTAAGGAGATATCTCTTGGCAAGGAATCCGTTATCTTAGTCTGTGACGATGTAGCGAGTCTATTTATGCACACAGATATTCTTTCTTGCGTAATTTCAACAGAAGCCTAATGAAGTTTTTTTTATTTAGAAGAGAAGAGATAAACGAAGGGAGCGTAAAGTCTTCCGACAGCGGTATAGGCTTGAGTGTATTTGCGATCCCAGCAGAGCAGATGGGGTTTATGACGGCTGTAAAAGGATTTATAAATATAACGTTTAACAACGCGGGGCTGTATGAAACAACCGCCTTAATAGAAGGGGAGTCTTTTGAGAAGACCAACGTTAGCATCTCGTGCGTAGAGGGGGAGGAATTAGAGTTAATGGAGGATATACTTAACTTCGTTACGAGCGACGCCCCTAAGAAAAAAATTATGAAGTTTGATGTGGTTACAGGTAAATCATCATTTGACTCCGCTATATCTAAAAGTGTATCGGACATATCTACTCAGGTTAAGATAAACCCTATCGTCATGACCTCTGGGGATATAAGCAGGGGGGACCCAGCCAAAGAGTTTCAAGACACCATAGGGGAAATATATTTTGGGGCGGATAAACCGTCCTTAGATTTTAATCACGAGGGGTTAGCGGACTACGCAGATGGAGTAGAGATAACCGCATGGGCTAACGCAGGGACAGGAGGCAGTACGTATAGTATTGCAGCTAACGTGGGGGATCCCCTCAATACAACTAGCTTAAGTGCTGCAAGAGGTCTAGCGAAAACAAGCGCTACTATAGCCCTGGATGATTATTTTGTTGTGCCTAATGCATACACAGTGAGCGAAGACTACACCGCTTATATGGTTTTTAGAGTAACCACATCTGCGCTTGGGTTAGGAGTTCTATATGGCGATGACAGCGGAGATACAATGGGGTTTTGTTTCGGTGACATGGTGTACGATTCAAGTGGAGGTATAGATAAGGCCGAACAAACTTTAAGCACTTTTAAAGTAAGGCACGACGGAAGATCGGGGGAACCCGCTTCTGTTTCCACTGCCAGCGACCAGGGAGGCACTGTAAAGCACAGCTTCCCTGAAATAATAGTAAATCCAGAAAACGGAGAAACGTGCCAGGTTTTTATAGTAAGAAGAGACAAGCAGTCCAATATGTACCTTCACAATAGAACGGGCGACTTGGTTGCTTTTATACCTGGATTTACACAGCTTATGACACCTTCAGGTAAACACACAAATATGGCTGGCATGACGGATGGGAATTTACTTATTGAGCAGATAGGTTCTGGTGGGGGTATAATTGCTACTAGCGGAAGATCTCTTAGTTTTACAGGATCTTTAGCAAGGTTTGGTGTTATAGAAAAAGATATAGGAACAAGCAAGTCAGGCCAGTTAGCGCAGGACCTTTTTAATTTATATAATTTTTAATTTATTTTAATATGTCACAAACGACAAGACGGGCTACTGGGCGCCCTAAGGCCCAGCCAAAAGCATCCAACGAGGTTGCAGTAGAAACGCCAACTATGGAGGCGCCAGCTAAGCCTGAGCCTTTAAAGAAAGCTAAGCGTAATGTAAAACGTAAAGAGGAAGTTCTTTACCATGCGGAATATGAAATCCCTAAGAACGCGGGGATCGTGTATATGCTCCCGCAAAAGGGAATTACCGTATATGATAGTGATTTAGACACGGTGCGAGAGATGCGCTACTGTCCTAACGAACCGTCTATCTGGGCTGACGAACAAGGAGATAACGCACGTAAAGAAACCGTGGCTTTTAGAGAGGGGAAACTTTTCGTACCTAAGGATAAGCCTAATTTACGCAAGTTTATGGACCTCCACCCTATGAATATAAATAATGGTGGGAAGATTTTTAAGCAGATTGATAAAAAGAAGGATGCTAAAATAGAACTAGAAAAGGAGTTTCTTCTTTCTGAAGCGGTTACTATGGTCCGAGATAAGGATATAAATGAACTGCTTCCCATTGCATTATACTTTGGGGTAAACATAAACACTGCGGTTACTGAAATTAGATACAACTTGTTAAACATAGCGAAGAAAAAGACTCAAGAGTTTATCCAGTCCTTTGATTCCCCACAGGTTCAAGTGAGATCTACTATTCAGCAAGCCAAAGACTACCAACTCGTTAACCTTAAAAGCGACGGGTGTTACTGGTTCGATACCAACAGTCTAATCCTTTCGGTTCCTGCAGGACAGGATTCTATGGATGTGATGGTTAGATTTTGCCTCACTGAAAAAGGAGCGGCAGTCTTGTCAACCCTAGAGGAAAGACTTGATAAATTAGCTTAAACGTCAATGCTCATGATGAGAGAGAGCCGCCCATTTAGGCGGCTTTTTCTTTTTGTATATTTGCTATATGATAAGCGTAATAGAAGTATACAATAATCTACGTGATTACTGCAATAAAGACCAGAAGGGTTTTGTTACCCCCGCTGTCTTTAACTCTTTTGCGGGGTTAGCGCAGCAGGAGATATTTAACTCTATGTTTACAGCTTTACCTGAAACGCTTAACGCTAGGCGCAAGGGCATAGACCCTACACGCGATAAATCCCTATACAAGCAAATAGAGGAGGACCTCGCGTACTTTGTGGAAAAGGTGCGGGTGGAAGACTCTTTTTCTCTTTCGGGGGTTGAGGGTGATGAATTTATAGAGCCAGACGCGGCTATTTTCAAGAAGCCTTCAGATTTATCTAAGATTATATCCATATCACTTGATGATACAAACAGGACTTCCGCAGAGTTATTGTATAATTCTGAAAAAATAGACAGGATTTTAAAGAGTAATCTTTCAACCCCTACGGCTGAATTCCCTGTAGCCCTAGTTGGTAAGAACATAGAACTTTTCCCTAGCAATTTAACTACTATTTTGCTCACTTACTATAGACAGCCAAGATCAAAGTACGTAGTCACTCAGGAGGATGTATCGGACGCAGGGGATACAGACAAGACTAATTTACCAACTTACGCTGTTTCGTCTATAGAAATCGACAACAGCCAGATAGACATACCTCAACCATCGGGTTGTAGGGATTTTGAGCTACCTGAACATTATAAAAACCCACTCGTAACGGCAATGGCTAACCTTATAGGTATAGGTTTACGCGACGAGTTCTTAACAACTAAAACCGCTTCATAATGGCGTATTCTGACATTTCTGAATTAGGCATGAACTATGTTCCTCTACGACAGGTGCTGGACGACTATGTTATTACACTGGATGCGGATGATTACGTTAACTCCCCCACAGATTCCGTAATGAGGAATTTAGCTTTGAGGGGTATACGTGAGTTTGGTTTTGACGTAACTTCTAGGATCAAATCCTTAAAAGTAGACGTGGATACGACCAACAACACTGTTGCTCTACCAGATGACTTTGTGGATTTAGTTAAAGTGGGGACAGTTGGGGCGGATGGTATACTCCGCGTCTTAGGGCAGAATAAAAATCTTAATTTTTCACGACGCGTAACACAAGTGGATACTGATGGGGATGGCGTGGTTGACGCAGACACTACTTCCACCGCTGACAGTCAATCAGGGCCTTTGAATAACGATAACAATTTAGTGCTTAATAGAGAGGATAGCAAAAGTACAACCACTGGCTCCTCTACTTCCGCTGACGAATATGACTTCTATATTTTTGAAAACTACGCATACCAGGGTGGGTTAGGCCGATTATATGGAACGGGAGGCGGTCACATGCAAGGGGAGTATCGTTTAAACCTCGATCAGAACCGTTTAGAGGTCGATACAGCGAGCGGAGTGAACGAAGTGGTGATAGAGTACGTCGCTGACGAAGCGCGCTCTACAAACCCCGTTATACACGTTTATGCGGAAGAGGCGTTACGCTCTTACATGTATTACAAATTATGTGAAAGAAAATCAACAGTACCCGCTAACGAAAAGTCTAGGGCAAGGTCGGAATATTACAACGAAAGAAGAAAGGCTAAGGCTAGACTAAGTAATTTCTCTAAGACTGAAGCTCTAAAGACGATACGTAAAAACTTTATGTTAGCTCCGAAGTACTAATGATTGATAAAATAAGACCAAGAAAACTTAATGCTTCTTCTGATTCTAGGCAAAGGAAGCCAGATGAGATGCAGGACGCTCTTAACTTGGTGTCTTCTAATGACTTTCGTTCGGAGGGTGACACAACGGCAGGCAATGATGCTACGGGTAATGCAGGGGTTTTAAAACCAACGAGGGGGAATATCCCCCTTGAAGTGCATACTTCTGGAGTTGATGAGATTGTTGGTGGTTCAGAAGGTGGGAAATCAAGAATCCTAGGATCTGTTACGGATCACGAAAACGACGTAGTTTATTTCTTTGTTTACCATCAGGCGGCTGCTTTTCAGGGCGTGTATGCATACGACCCCACAGGATATTTACCAGAAGGAACCGCTTCAACGTCTTACAGGAAAATATACACAAGCACTCAATTTAAATTCCCTTCAAACGGATTTATAAAAGCGGATATTGTTCGTCTCTCTAGACCTTTTGATTATGAGGATAAACAATACGAGTCACAGCCTGTACTTTATTTTACGGACAACGTAAACGAACCTCGTAAACTACACCCGCTCAGAGCCTTAACAGAAAGCTTATTGGATTATACGGCTATTGATGTAAAGGATTTTATTACGGCTTGCCCAAAAACACCAATTCACCCAATAGAGGCGGTGTTTGAGAACGACATTAACGACCCTACATCAGCATTTGAAGGGTTACCAGGTTTTCAGTTTGCATACCAGCACCTATACAAAGGTGGAGAAGAAAGCGCTTTATCTACATTTTCAGATATAGCGGTTCCGCCAGCTTACTATACTCAAGGCTCCTCGACTGATGCTTATTTATCAAGCAACAACAAGTGTAAGCTTCGTATACGACAAGCTATAGTATATGACGCGGTAAATCAAAACACCCTACGATCCAAAGAAGTAAAAGAAATTAGAATTTTAGCCCGCGTAGGAAACAGAGGGGCGTGGAAGGTTGTAGAAGAAGTGGAGGCTCCACAGAATGATTTAATTTATGACTTTTACAACAGGCGTATTTTTGGTGGGTTTTCCCAAACAGATGCAATAAAACCATTTGATAATCTACCTCAAAAGGCTCAAGCTCAAGCGGTTGTGTCAGACAGACTAACTTACGGGAATTACGTAGAAGGGTACGATAACGTAAAGGTAGAGGCTAAAGCCACTATAGTTTACCATGAGAGACCCGATGATTTTTCTACTCTTGACATAAAGGTAACCCCTACGATAAAACCAAGCGGGGAGGCAAGTGCTAGTGGCCAACAAAACAAAAGAGCTGGGTATTATATAGACACATCAAACATCCCAGACGCTATAGGTGCGGGTAGTTACATAAACTTTGAATTGTTTGTAAGGCCCAACCGAAATTTTCATATATATAACTCCCACCAAAGTTTCCACGGGTCTAGGCATTTATCCTTATTGGATGGAGATGACCAAGTTAGCGGAACCACAACGGTAAGAGCCCCAGAAGTTTGGGGGGAAGGGGCTAATCTAGCAAGCACTTGCTCAAGCTACTCTGACATACAACATATGGACAACATGTGGGGGAGAAATACAGGGATTGGCGCTGTAAACGACAATGGAGAGCCTGAGTTAAGATGGAACACTCCTGGGACCACCCAAGCGGATCTCACAGTCAATAACCCAAGATGTGTTTTTGGTACTTCAGCCGCCAACCCTTTTATACTCAGGGGTCATAATCTACATTTTAGCGCTAGGCTTAAAGTTTTAGGTGATATAGAATCGGGGGATGGTTTAACGGCTGCACAAACAACAATTAAAAACGCTCTTGTTGCGGCTCTTTCAGGGGATGTGGAGTATCCTTACGAGGCTAACGGGTTAGCGTTATTGTCATCTAAATCCAATCCAACATATTTTATAAACGAAGCATTAGCTGGCGGTAATATAGAAACATCCACAGAGGAGGCTATCTCTACCCCTTATAGAATTCCTGTTGCTTCGGGTGGCGACACGGGTGGCGACGATAGAAAATATCTTATTTGTTCCGTTGGGAACTATGATGTTATAAATGAAAGCGCAAGCTTAGACGACGTGAGGCACCAGTCTCCGTGCGGGTATTTTATAGCGAATAAAGCAAAAGTTGAGTTCGCATTAAACGATATAGGTAGCGGATTTTTAGAGCTTGACTTGCGTAATTTAAGTGGTTTAGAATTACTAACCGCGATACCATTTATAGATGCTGAAGCATGGAAAGATGATGCGTATGAAGCTAGAGCAAACGGGTGCGGTATTGTAGAGAGCGGAGACGACAATAAGAATTATGGGGTTAGAGATGCCACATACTGGAGTTTAGATTCTTTAATTATAGATTCGTGGTATGTGTACTCAAAAGAATATGTACTGCTAGGTGAATTTAACCCTAAGATATTTACTCCTATCCCCACAGACTTCCCTAGATATATGAACGGTTCATCTGAAGCTAATTTAGGCCCTGGCTCTCCAAACCCTGCACAAGCAAATGGCGGGAGCGAACCTGGCATAGGTAAAAACGCAGCTATAGTGAGACTTGATGCTTACGACTCTATTGATGAAGGGTTTTTAAACAGCTCAATGTACCAAGTGCGATCTAAAGGAGGTGCTGGTGGTGCAAACAATTTTGGCGAAAGCGGTTGCGGGAATGAATTTGAGCAATGGTACTTGCAATCTTATTTAAAGCTTGTAAGTCGGGCCGCTTTTAACGCTAACGGCCAGGATATAATAACGAGAGACAAGCTAGGTAGACTCCGAGTGGTTGGGTACTTAGACGGGGTTATAGAAACTGATTTTTATGCTGGAGGCAAGGAAGCTCTTGAAGCTGGTAACGGCGTGTCTATTGTAGATGGGGCTATTGGACCTGGTGGGTATTTCCACGGTGGGGAAAACACAAGGAGCGGCTTAGGAGCAGCAGAGAGCGCTTACACTATAGGTAGTGTAAGTGGAGAGATGGTGTTTTCAGGAAGGTTAGCCCCAAGGGGTTATTTTATACCAACTAAAGCAAAACAAGGGGAGAGGTTACAACTCAGTCCTATGCTTTTTAATAATCTGTGGAAAGCTTATGGTCAGGGACCTATGTTGCCATACCTTGGTGGGCTGTATTATCAATCTGTGTACGGTTCTAACAATAAAGGTCATATACATAATTTCCAACCAACCGACGAGCCCGCAACTTTACTTATAAATCAATTCTTTGATGATACTCTTACTTCGGCGTGGGAGCATGAGGCAAGATACTTGGGGTATAGTGAGGCTAATTCGTCGTTTTATAACAACGCTGTTGACGCCGATAAAGATTTATTTGTTTCGGCTAAACTTGACGATTCGGAGATAACCGCTTCAGAATTAGAGGCTAGGATTATCGACGCATCAGAGGAGAGAGCGGGGGGTAGATCCTTTAAAACCAGAGCTACACATTCCTTTGGGTTAGTGTACTATGACGAAAGGGGTCGAAGCGGAAACGTAAACCCTATTAAGTTCACAACTGTAAACGACGACGTATCAAATTCCGAGGGGGTCTATGTAAAGGGGTACTCAAATGATGAGAGGGCCGATAAGGGTCGCGTTAGCGTAGAAATAACTTTAGAAAACGATCCGCCTGCTTGGGCGCACAACTATCAAGTCGTATATGGGGGGAATACAACAAAAGGGAACTTCATACAATATACAACGGGTGGGGCTTGTATAGCCAACTTAAACTTAAACACCGTTGGAGAGGATGAGGGAGAGGATCCACCAAGCACGAACATTTACGTATCGCTAAACTACTTACAGAATAATAAGGATGTTTCGTATGCTGAGGCTTTTGGGGCGGTTTCGCCACTAGGTAGAAAAGAATTATACACGTATAAAGAAGGGGACAAGCTGCGTGTTTTATCGTACTATACATCAACGGACAATCGTGTGTGGCCACATGATTATGAGTTCGATATATTAGGAGTGGAAACGGTAACCAACAACCCCGAAGAAAACATCTTCCGCAAAGCTTTTGAAAAAGACGATGATAATAACGTCGTGGCGGATTTCAGAACAGGGCAGTTCCTTGTGCTGAGAAATAACCCAAGGGCGGAAGGCTTTAATTACTCTAACGTAAAAGAAGCGGAAAACGAAGCGGAGACAACGTCTCACAACTGGAACGACGTGTGTGTGGTGGAAATATACTCCCCCTCGAAAAGCTTAGAAGAAGAAGAGCGCCTTTTCTATGAAACAGGAAAGGTTTATGACGTGGGTAGAAATAACGAAGGAGTCCCATACCATAAGACTAATTTTATAAAAATGACCAAGGGGGACGTGTGGTTTAGGCGCGGAGCTTTAGCCATACCTGAATTCGGAGATTTAGAACAGGACTCCGAGGGGAATAACCTTGAATCTTTTGGGATGTTTAAAAACCTTATCCAAAGAGGTAATGACGAAGGAGATAACTCCCCTAGGTTTAGGGACTACTACGTAGAGGCTATGACTTTTAGTGATGCTTTTGCGGGTAACAACGTGCTGTCTGTGGGTAAACCAAAGGCTATACGCCCTGATGAGCAACAGGTAAGGAAGCGGTCCTCTATTATATATTCCGACAAGCATAATTTCTCTAAGAAGAATATTAAATTTACCTCATTCAATGGGACCGCCTCAAACTTTAAGGATTTACCAAATGAGTACGGCAGGATAAATTACCTTCAGAACAATTACGACTCCCTGCTGTGTATACAGGAGAATAAGTCTAGCTCGTTACCCGTAGAAAGAAATATTATCTCTGACGCTGCTGGATCAAAGAGCCTTATTACAACAGACCGAGTTATTGGGGTTCAAGCCTTTTTTGCTGGGGAGTATGGGTGTGATAATAACCCTGAGTCCGTAGTAAAAACTGACGCGGCTACCTATTTCGCCAGTAAAGCTAAAAGTGAAGTGTACCGACTTACCGCTCAAGGTATTTCGGTTATATCTAATTTAGGCCTTAAGTCATATTTCTTTAGGATATTTGAGGAGGCGAAAGAAACGCAGGCGGCCAACGGGGGTAAGATATATATGCCTGGGGGGTACGACCCACTTAAGGACGAGTTTCTTATAACTATAGGTAATCTCCCAAGCCTTGTTACTACTGGAGAAACCGTATATGTTGCTCCAGGACTCGGAGAAGTAGTAGAGGAGGCTATTTCAGGATTAGAATTAGCTGGCGACGGAAACGATGATCTACCCGATATAGAGATACCTGACGACAACGCAGCTGTATTGGTTACCCCCCTTGAAGGTTTTTACGTAAACCCAAACAACACAGCAAATAATTTTCAAGTTGGAGGGAACGCAACGCATCAGGAATACCTTACCCTCACCAATTTATCCTCAACCACAACGGCGGTAGTTAACGGTGTCGCGGTTACAGATTTGGGGGCTGGTTTTAATGCAAGCCCTTATATTACAGTTACACCAGGTGATGCGGTTATATCTCCCTCTTCAAGTTCATTACTAACTCTAAACATTGTAGCCCCAGAAACAATAGACGAATCGTTTGCAATCGTCAATAGTGATACGGGGGCCACTTTTTATGAAGCTAGCGCTTTAGTTACTATATCGTTTACTAATGCTACGGATGTCACCTTCCCTGTATCTGTTGTTATAGAGGGGGGTGAAGATAGCTTAGCAACAGGGTCTGACTTCGTGGTAAGCTTTGCTGTTACGCAGCCAATAGGCACCAGTACGCTCTCACCTTCTGATCTTTCAATTGATGGGTTATCGTCTGATTTTAACGCCGCTCAATATACTATAACCGTTAAGAATCAAGGTAACGTAGATGGAAGTTTTAGTATCAATGGCTTTTCGCAACAGTTTTACGAAGACATCTTAATTGGAGGAGGTATACAGTATGGTGATGGCCAGGTTTATACTTGGGAGAATAGCGGGGGTGGGACGCAATCCCTACACTATATAGACGTAGCGGCTGGGACCGAAGTGGATTTGATATTTAATATTGGATATAACCCAGATGTATTTGTGAGTGGAGATTCAATTAATTATGGGTATACTCTTGATTTTTCTACTGGATCTACTGATGTAATGGAGGGTTCGGATTATAATTACCAGGGAAACATAACTATAAACATAGCTGGAGATTTCGTGCTTGTTGGAGATTTCAGCGGTAATGGTTATGTCGATATTCCAGATCTTCTAATTTTTCTTGGACAGTATGGGTCTACAGGTGATGATCTGATTTCTGACTTAAACGATGATGGAACGGTTACAGCGCAAGACTTGCTGATTTTCTTAGAAAATTTTGGGAGAACAGCTCCCGACATCGACGGTCTAAACTAACATAATATGACATCAAACTCTAAAACAATAGCATTCGATAACGCTTTGAAGGTGTGGAAAACTAGATATAGCTTTACCCCAACAAACTATGCTTACCTAGACAGAAATATGCTTACAGGCAGGGAAAACAACACCGCTGATGAATTAGCATGGTTACATGATGTTAAGGGGGCTACTATAAACAACTTCTATAACGTCCAGCATCGTTCATCTCTAAAAGCCTCTTTCAATAAAGACTTATCAGCCAATAAGATATATAAAAGCTTATCCCTAGAAGGTACAGAGAACCTTAAAGGAGGGGTAAGCAAGTTCCTGGCCAACAACTCCTCACAGAAATCCCAAGCGCGGGATGCTGCAGTGGGTAAGCTATCTGAAAAAGGCGGTATCCTTTACGCTAATCTAGGACGCAACCCAAAGACTACGGGGAGTAACTTAAAGTTAGCGGGTGTAGTAACTGGTGCTGAGCAAATTTTTACAGGGGCTGATACGGGGCAAACTAAGTATGGGTTTTCTTATGATTCGTCTTTATATCTTCTTAAAATAGACTTCATCAACGGCTTTAACTTAAGCTCAAATCTCTTTGATGTACACATAGGTAACGAAAGCACATCCGATTTTCACCAACCTAATAGCGAGTCTAATAGCGAATTAAACGCAAAGCTACCCAATGGTTTGATCGTGCAAAGCGAGGTTGATTTTATAAACACGGCTGTAGTACTTTTAAACACAGAAGCAGAGGCAGGAACATTAAACTATGCATACGTCCGTACACCCAATTCCGTTAACGGAGGCGACCCAAAAGGGCAGTATGCGGATATAGAGTTGGAATTTGGTACGTCAGGAACGGAAGATTTCGAGCTAGATATACTAAATTTGAACTATGAACGCACTAGGCTTGACCATAGTAGCTAAAAATACCTTAAATTTGCAACCATGACACCAGAAGAAAGAGAAAAAGGAATACAAGCCTACATAAAGCAGGGCGCTGAGAAAGGTAAAACCATTTCTTATGATGAAGCCGCTACGTTTATTGACTCAGAAGACGGTAAATCGTTTTTACAAGACCTTACTGACCCTGATGAAACGTCTTGGGAACTTGGTACGGCGGGTAAGATTGGGGTGGGTGCAAAAGGAACTTCTGTGTTAGGTGAGATAATGAGCTTAGCTAAAGCAGGAGAAAGACAAAAAGAAACAGTCGACGCGTATAAAGATTTAGCTAGATTGTCTGGTGAGGCTACAGAAGTAGACCCGTCAGCAGTTAACTTAGCAACGTTAAGCGCTCGCGGTGATTCAGAGGATAGGGCGTCAACATTGGCGGAATTGCTAGACCAAGGGGTGGATCCAGCACAAGCTTCTAAAATTGTTCAGAATCAGCAGAAGCAAGACACGCAGCAGCTTACTGCACAGCTAGGACAATACGGTCGGCAAAAGTTATCTGCAGACGAGTCGGCTAAGCGGAGGAGAATGAAATTTGACGAAATAGCAACCCAGGCGGGACTGCCTATTGATTACTGGAAAGGTGGGGCTGATATAGCAAGCCAGGCAGGAGACCTTGGTTTAGGTCTTGAAGCTCTAATGAACCCATTACCAACCGCTTCTGCTAGATCTGGGATGAAGATGAAGTACGAGGATGGGGGTAATTTACAAACAACACAAGGGGCATCAGATCATTCTGAAAACCCTATGATGGTAACAAACAAAGACGGCTCACCAGCTGTAGACGAAGAAGGAAACCAGATAGAGGTTACAGGAAAAGAAACTATTATACCCGACTGGCTAATGGAACAACTTATAGCTGCAGCCAAGAAAGGACCAAAAGAATTAAATAAAGTCTTTAAGGATGAAATTATAGACGAAGAAAGATTTCAAGCATAATGGCAAACGGACAACCAGGATTCGGAGATTCCTTATTTAAGCTCGCTTCACAGAGACAAGCAGCTCTCTCTGCAGAACAGGCTAGGAAATCAAACCAAGACAACTTACGTAGAAAAGACATAAACACTCTGTCAGGCTTTGATGCTGCAAGCATAGAGGGCGATCAACAACGAGCTATATTTGAGGAGGCGGTTGCTGACGTACAATCATATATATCTGGCACAGGGGAATATGAGGATGCTCAATACGATCCCGTAAATTTTAAAAAGCAATTGATGAAAATCAATAGCATATATAACGGGTTTAAAGCGCACGGAGCTGGGGATGTTAAAACAGCTAGAGAAGCTCTTTATAACGACGCTTATACTGCAGGTGGGGTAGCTAGAGAAGGTGGTGAACTTGGGACTAACTTAATGTCAAACAATAACCCCTCTTCTTATGATGAGTCGGTAGCTAACCATAACAATTACTTTGAGACGGCTAGAACAGCCAACGGTAAGACCATGTTTGATGAAAACGGACACCCTATGGGGTATCCTGTTGTAGATGGTGAAGTGGATAGATCTGCGGCTCCAGTGAGCTTGTTTAAGATGAACGCTTATGCTAACCCAGAAAGCTTTAGGGGGAATACGGTAGAGGTTCCTGCAGCCACGACGTTGGATATGGTGCAAGGTGAAAAGTATGTTGCAACTTTAAACAGGATAAACGAAAGCCTAGAAGGAGTTGAGGGTAAACCTCTTAGAGAGGTTCACGACATAGCTGTATCTAAGCTTTTTGATGATAAGTTTTCAAGCGCGGGTCAAAGTGAATTTAGAGAAACTTTACTTATCGACTTAGTGAGAGAGGGTAAGTTTCCTAGCGACGACAAAGAATTACAACAAGCTTTTATAAATGGTGAGTTTGATAATGAGGATTTAATTAAGCTTATACCAGGAGTTAGAAGAGACGCGGAGAAGATATACGCAGACAGAAGCTTTGATGTTGCAGCTCAGTCAACTCAAGCAAAAACAAGGTCAGGGACTTCTGGTCTAGGATCAGAGGATTCACCTTACGCAAGCATTCAAAATAGAGACTTAGGGCAAGGAGATGTTGGTAACGTCGGGGGAGAATATCAATTAAGGGTGCTTAAAGATCCAGTCGTTCAAGAAGGAAGTCTTTTTGGAGATTATTCCATAACTGCAGTAGGAATTAATGGAGACGGAGAAAGAATAGCTACGATAACGGAGACTACAACAACGGTTGATGACATTACAGGTGAGGAGACAACAGTAAAAACACCGAGAGAGTTAGTTATAAGTCCTGAAGCTGGAGGATTAGGTAGAGAGATTTACGACAGCCTTAGGTTGCAAGACCCTCGCATTCTTGTTGATCAACATGGGGAGTGGATCAACATGAATAAAGCTCGAAAAGAACAATTGCAAGCAGCTCAAGATGAAAAGGCGGCTAAAATAAAAGCACTGAAAGCCGAAGGTAAAACCCCAGAAGAAGCTCAAGCTATAGTTGACGCTGGCGGAGAAGAAGCTTATGATTTACAGCAAAGAGAAATTGCTTTACAGCCGCAGATAGATAACGCTCGTAGTATGCTTAGTGGGTTTGACGGTGGTTCATTCCTGAGGAAATTTTTAGAAGACGGAATGTCTCCAGAAGCAGCTAAGGTGCAGGTTGATAAAGCTAGAAAAGAAGCAGAAAATGCTGGTGTAACAGGTATTAAAGGTGTTACCGAGGCAGAAAAAAATCAGCTACTTAAAGATTTAGACAACAAAGAAATGTTGAATGACCCTAATGCTCCAGGCGTTACAGTGGCTGAGCACACCTCTAACATCATCCGAATGAAGTTTAACAACCAGGATCGGGTTCCGACAGAGGGTGATTTTGATGGTGATGGACAAGTAGGTCTTGTCGAAGGAGATGATGGGTATGTAGCGTTTGGAGAGCCTGGATATGGTTACAATGAAATGGAAGGAGAGGATTCGTTTGGAGACCCCGTAAAAGGCTACGAAGCTTTCTGGGCTCAACTAGGACCTGGAGATAAACAGTTTTACACCGAGCCAGCGGAGCACAAAAGAAAGAGATTAAAATTTGAAGCGGATAAAGCACCAAAATCAGAAGTTGGGAGCAAACCTATTGTGGAGTCAACTCCAGAAAGAAAAGCAGAGCTGGACGCTGAGTTAGCTAAACAGCAAGCGGATAGAGAAACGGCTACCAGGAACCGCCTCTTACAAGAGGAATTACGTTTAAAAGAAGTAGAAAGGTTAAAAGCTCTTGAGACTACTGGAAATCCAGACGCTGTAGAGCAGGAGAGTGAAACGCCAGAATATGAAATTTCAGAAGCAGCCGCTAATATTGTAAACACAACGATATCGGCTAATGAGGGTTATACTCCTGAGCTTCAAATAAACGTTCCTGATTCGCTTAATAGTGGTGTGACTATCGCGGGATTAGATCTTGGAATAGAAGCAGGGGGTGCGGATGGAAAAATTGAAATTTTATCTAACTACTTAACCCCACAAGATGTTCAAGCTCTTAATACAATTAAAGGGAAAGTAGGGAAAGATGCTCAACAGGCTTTAGCTGAAGTTCAGGCTAAAGGCTTACTTACAAACGAATCAATGGGACTCACTCAACAGCAATTAAATGAAATTTCTGCTAGGCATTTAGATATAGTTTTACCTAGCCTTTACAAAGCCGTAGGAGGTGAAGATAAATTTTCTTCATTGCCTGATGATTTACAATCGTATATTGCTGATGTACAGTTTATGACTCCTGGGCCAACAACTTTAAAATCCATTAAAAAAGCTTTAGCTTCAAATAGCAAGTCCGATTGGGAAGCTGTTTTAAATAACTACGAAAACTATTATGGCTCGGAAGAAAGTTTATCTAAAAAGATAAAAGAAGATAAGGTAAAAGAAAGCAATCTAAGAAGAGTTAAAAAGGCGGCTACCGCCGTTGAAAATTATATTAAAACATTAGCTTAATATGGCAAACGGATTTGACCCAACAGACCCAACACAACTGACCGCTTCTTCAGAGACAGAGGCTAACGCCCCTATACCTATGGAGGATTTGAATGATACTCAATTCGATCCTAGTGATCCTAACGTTATGTTTTCTGAGGCTGCACTTCAGAGAGATAAGGATTTTAGAGATATAGACACTTACACTGAGCTAGGGCTTTCTGCAAACGATATTGTTTCTATTATGGGTAGCGAGGAAGGGCGTTCACCTCAAGAGGCTGCAAGCATTATATCTTCTAAGTATGAGATAGAGCAAGCGGAAAGAAGGCTTGAAAGCGAAAAGTATAAGGCTGAGTTTGAGGAAAACAAAAGAAACACAGAAAAACGCCAACAGGCTCTTAAAGACCTTAGATTAAAAAAAAAAGTTTCGCCGTCCGAACTCGATGGGGGGTTCTCAGAGCCTGGATTGGATGGGAGCGAGCTTAAGGAGGCGGTTGCTTCACCTGAACTAGCGGCAGAATACGCAGCTATAGAGGGTGACCCTAGATTTAGCGGGTATACGAACTATTACGACGGGGTAGAAGGGATAGACTCTCCAGAAATGATCCGTCTAGCAGGAGTAAACGCATCTTTAGCTAACGACGCTAGCATGCAGTTTTATTCGGACGAGCTTTTAGAAAGTTTAGCAGACGGGGATATGGCCACAGCTAAGGAGATGTTTGAGGCTCTAGAATCTATGGGGGCTGAGGTTCCTGAGGGCTTAAAGAAAGAGACAGGGTTTATAGGTGGGGGTATTGAAACAGTTTCTGACTACTTTGCTGATTCTTATAGAGGTAAAGACGATGAAACTTTAAAGGCCGAGCTATTAACTTGGGGTCAAGGTCAAAAAGAAAAGTACAAGAACGACGCTGTTGTGCATATGACAGAGCTTAAAGGAGCTTATGAGAATCTGGGTATAGACTACGACCTTAATCCAGAGAGCGACTTAGACATGAGGCAAGCTATACTTGAGTCATACGATCTTGATGAAGGGCTATCTATGACAACAGAAGCTTACAAGATTAGCGAAAGAGCTAAAGATATTGGAGGCAGGCAGATGAGCTGGCTTGAGCAAAGAACCGTTGGCATACAATCTATGGTTGGGAATTTTGCGAGTATGGGATTAAATCTTGGGGGTGTTTTAGAAAGGCTCTCTGGCAACGAAATGGAGGCCGAAGCAAAGTTTAGAGCTGCAGGTTATGTGGACGAGGTAATGGAGGAGAAAGCAAAGACGAAACGCGACCAAATGGGTATTGATGAGAACGTTCAAGGCATGGGTCTTGGTGAGTCGTGGAGGGCTGACGATGTTTCTGTAGGTCAGTCTATGTTAAAGACATTAGATTTTATAGGGGGGTTGTTACCTGATGTAGTGTTTGCGGTTTCAACGATAGGTACAGGAACTGTTCTTCGTTCTGCAGCCTTGCAAGCTTCTAAAAAGGCCTCACAAGCAGTTATAGGTAGCGCTGTAAAATCAGCTATTACAAAAAATCTACGTAGAGAAGCTAAAGCGGCTGGTAAAAAAGCTTTTAGACAAGCGGGAGGAAGAGCGGGAACAATTTTAAAGGTAGGGCCTTCTGTTTTGTTTGGGGGGAGAAGCGCAGCTTCAACTTATCAATCCGTATGGGACAGACCAGACATGTCTGAAGGAGATAAATTGTTTCTATCAACGGTAGTGGGTGTAGCGGAGGGAGCTTTAACATATGTCTTTTCAGGGGCTGAAGCCGCAGGAGCTACAGCAACAAGGGCTTGGCTAACAAAAGCTGGAGGAAGAGAGGGTATAAACAAGGCAACCCTAGATGCTCTTAAGGGTCTTAATCAAAAGCAAATTTGGTTTCAAGGAGCTAAAGATGCAGGAAGTGAGTGGCTAGAAGAGGCTATGATTGAAACTATAGATCAAAGCACAAGGAACTTAATAGAGTGGTCAAACGGAAGGGAGGTGAAGCCTATTGATTGGCTCGCTATTGAAGATGCGGGGTTAGGCGGTTTATTAGGGTCTGGGCCTATGGCGGGCATCGGGGCGGCTTCAAGAAGTTATTCCCATTCAAAGGTTAGCAACTTAAAGGTAAGTCTACTAAACGATCTGAGTAATATTGACGAACAACTTCTTGTTGTAGAGGACCCAGCACAAAGGGAGATATTAAAAGCTAGAAGAAAATCAAAGCTTGATAACGTAGCTTCTTTAGACTCTGAAAGCCAGGTTGAATTTGATAAGCTTACGGATACAGAGAAGCAAGCGGTGGGAAGTTTAGCTAGAGAGATGGCAACCTTAAAGGCTGAGATTGATATAGCTAAAGACAATAACGATACGGACACGGCAAGGATTTTAGAAAAGCAATTCGAACAAAAGTTTGAACTTAAAAAAGAAATAGAAGAGACCGCTTCAGACAGAGAGCCTGTAGTAAACACAGTAACAGCCGCAGACTCTAAAGGGGAGGACGTGGTAGCCGTGGCTAAAGATGTAACCCCAGAACAAAAGGCTGCAAAAGATGCGACGCCTGAAGCTAATGCTGAGCAGATTAATAATGATAGTGATACCTCTGAGGTAGCGGAAGAATCTAAATCTCAGAAAAAACTTACAAGCGCCTTAACCTCTTTAGATAAATACTTAGGGTTGACCTCTTCGGATCCTGACAACGCAACAGCACATAAAAGAATAGTTAAAGCTCAAAGGACTAGGGCTATAAACCTTAAAGCTGAGTTAAAAGGGGGTACGGTAGAAGCGAAAGCTGAAGCTACGGCTGAAGTTGATGCATATATAGAGGCAAAGAATCTTACTCGTCAAGCTGAGGCAGGGGGAGCAGCTGCTGTTAATGAGCAGGGAACAGCTAAGTTAGAGGCAGCTAAAAAATTAGTAGCAGCTACGGAAAAAGGCAAAGAAGGGCCTGTTATTTCTGCAGCAAGAGGGGGTAAAGAAGAAACTACAGACCTTGAAGACAATTCAGTAACTATAGAGGCTGGACAAAACGTTGACCTAAGTGCAGACTGGATAGGAGAGGGAGAAGGAAAGATTAACCTGACGGTTGTTCTACAGGTGCAAAGACTTAAGAAAGCTTTTGGTAAAGTTTTAGACAGGTTTGGGGTGAAGGTGCAGATGCACACAACATTAGACTCTTTCAAAAAAGCTACGGGTGTTGATTCCTATGGTATGTATGTTCCTGGAACAAAGACAATACACATTTCCCCTAAGTCTACAAAGTCAGACGTGCAAGAGGAGTTTGGACACGCCGTGTTCAGAACGATTATGAGTACCGATAGCAAGCTACGAAAGAGCGTTTACCAGGAGTTAGCTCAGATGAACAAGCTTATAATGTTTAACGCTGATGGGACGGTTGACACAAAAGAATGGGTGAGTTCGGCTAGAAGAAACGAAGATGGAAGCATTGCTGGTCTTAACTTTGTTTCGAAGGAAAAAGAAGCTGAATATAATAGCGATCCAATTCTAAAGGCTTTTATTAACGATACTTTCTTATATGAAGGTAAGCCTATTAACGAAATCCAGGAGGAAACTATAATGAGCGTTTTAACCGCTTATGCTGCTAATTCAGATGCTTTCACAAAAACTCAAAAAGGAGAAGGGTTTATCAATAGATTGATACGACAGTTCAACAGGATTATGAAGATCGGTGGTTACAAAGGGAACTACATAAGTAGCCAAGATTCTTTTTTTTCTATGGCGGCTAAGTTTAAGCAAGCGACGGAAGGTGTTGAAACAGATGTAGAAGTTAGATCAGAAGACTACACCGACTCTAAGGAAGCTGGCTTGGAGTCAAGGAAGTTTGCCCCACGCCCTAACTTAGACAACGCGGAGATATTTTTTACGCAGACTGTATTTAGAATAAACAAATTGGGAACTTCAAGCGCGGTTTCCGTAAGGGAAAAATCTATAAAGGTTAAAGATTACTGGCATTTTTACAATCTATATGCTAAGCTTACTGGTAACGGAGCTGCCGCAGGAAGAATGGAGGGTATGAGCTACATCAAAGACGGTATAAAATACCCACTTGCTCCGCCTTCTCCTAAGAGGGATAAGAATACAAGAGAGGTTTTGGAGATGTCTGTACCTTACGTGAAAACTTACCAAGAGTTTCAAGGGGGGTTAAGACAACAGGAAAGTAAACTAGAGGATGAATTGTCTGTACAGTGGGGAAGCTTAACAAAAGAGGTTTCAACCCTGTTTAGAAGCAGCGATAAAAGAATTGACCTATATACTCAGGAGATGGATTTCCAACCGATCAACGTTGAGGAAGTTGGGTACGAAGGAGCGGATGCTTTGTCCAAGCAGATAGAAAGTTTAGCTATAGCAAAGAAAAACATACAGGCACTTATTGACTCAGACCTAACCACTGAGGATCTTAAAACTCTTGCTGGAAACCGTGGACTACCTATAGACAAAGACACTAACCCAGATATATTTAACATGAGTGGGTTAACTCCATTTAGCGAAGCTCAAGACGGGGATGCTGTTGGAGAGGAGTCGGTTCCTAATATGGGGGGGTTAGAGTCTAGGAAGTTTGAAATGAAAGGGAGTTTAGCTAAAGTTCTTACGGACAGTACGGGAGATTTAGGTGAGATTTCTGGAGTTATGTCCCGATTGTTTGGATACGACAGAACGATGAAGGGATCTGGATTAAGATCACTTATGAATCAAACGTTTAATCTGGACGGAAAAGATGTTGCTGTTATTACAGCTCATAGGGGGGCAAAAGAAGCTAGGTTAGTTTTTAACGACTTAGCTAAAATGGTAAAGAATGAACTTGAGGGTATGGAGGTAGGGGAGATTGGGTATATAGCAACAATGGAGGCTTTGTTGGGTGAAGAATCTACTCTTGGAAATCCAGGCGTTTTTAAAAGAATAGTAAAGAAATATGCTGGCCTAGAATCATTGCAAAACATGCTTAACATAGGAAAAAACAGCAGATATAAAAGCACTAGGCTTCAGTTTAGAAATCTTATAGAGGATGGCGCTATCTCTGAAAACGCATCTTCTCTTATACAGTTGTTTGAAACCACTTCGTTAGCCGACGACATAATCCTAGAAGAGGCACATGTAAACATCATTAAAAAAATATTAACACCATCAAAAGACAGCAGATCGTTTAAGCTTAGGACTGCTTTATCTAAAGCTATGTTGTCTGATTCTGAAAAGCAAGAGGTTTATAAAAATGAAAATGACCCTGCGTGGGAAAATGTACAAACTGCTGAAATTACATCGTTTACAAAAATACCTTTTAGGAAAACAGAGCAAGGATGGGAGGGGTTCACTAAGAGATTTGATAAAAAGGCAGCTTTTGGTGGTCTTATAGTTGCTGACGGAACTATAGAGGAACAACCACAACTTAAAATAGCAAAAGAACTATTCACCATTCCAGAAGTATTCCCTGACTTAAAAGTTAAGATGGATGTAAAAACTGAGATTAAAGAAGGTAATATAGTTGTGGGGCTAAAAGAGGCCGACGGTAAAAAACCTAAAAAAGTATTAGTCCCCATATCTGAACTTAGCCCAGACGAACAGATGAAACAAGCATCTACTCGCGCTGCTATCTCTAGAGTTGAAGGCAGGGCGTTGACGTCCCAGTGGAGTGTAGCTAACGATACGGTACAAGACACTGCTAAACAAGAAACAGTCGGACAAGAGTCTCGTAAGTTTGAATCTCGCGGAGGCATGACCGAAGCAGAGACGGACAGCGGGCCGTTTCAGCTAAGGGAGAAAACGTGGTTCCAGGAGTGGAAAGGGAAATGGTTGCGTAGGCTTGCGGATAAGTACCGTGATGTTCTGCTCATACAAGAAGATATAGAGGCGTCAAAAGGAGCCCCTGTAAAAGAATCTCAAGACTTTAAGATGGCGGAGGAGAGAATGTACGGTAAAGCAGCTAACGATCTCCAGAAGCTAGAAGATAAGACGAAGGAGATGACCACTATGATGAAGGAGATGGGGTTGACTCAAGGGGTAGTTACAGATTACCTGTATGCACTGCATGCTAAGGAGCGCAACGCATTAATCTTAGAGCGTGACGGTGTTGAAAACGGTAGTGGTATGACAGACGCTGAGGCGGAGGTTATAATATCTGGATTAGACCCATCAACTAAAGCTAACCTAGATAAGGTTGTAGATATTGTAAGAGATATACAACAGGACACAAGGAATGCAATGGTGAAGTTTGGATTAGAGAGCCAAGAAACTATTGATGTATTTGAAGCACAATTTAAGAATTACGTACCTCTAGCGGGTATAGCAAAAGACGAAGCTGATTCTGGAAGCACTAGATATCCAACAGGAGGGGCTGGGCTTTCTATTCAAGGAGATAGCTACAAAAAAGCCAAAGGGCGTGAATCACAGGCGGACAACTTAATAGCTCAGATAATATCTCAGAATGCATCCATACACATTGCGGGTAGAACAAACGAAGCTTTACAATCTTTACATGAGCTTGTAACTGAAAACCCTAACAACAAAGTATGGACAATATTAGACACCGCTTCTTATGGAGATGCCCATGTTGTTCCAGTGCGTATTAACGGTGAGCAGAAGTACATAAGGTTTACTGATTCAAGCTACGCGGAAACGCTAAAAGGTATGAGCGTCCCAAGAACAAGTGCTTTAGTAAAACTGCTAAGGGCTCCAGCCAACTGGCTAAGACGCTCATTTACAACGCTTAATCCTGAGTTTGTAATATCTAATTTCTCAAGAGATATACAAGCAGCTATATTTAATGCTATGGCAGAGTCTGATATTGAAGGCGGTGCTCTACTGGGTACTAGCGCTGTAAAGGATATGCTCAAGATGGTAGGTCCATCATTAAAAACTTTAGTCAAGGGTGTCGCTGGAAAGTCAGGTGACCCTATGATAGAGAAATATTACACTGAATTCCAAGAGGATGGAGGTAAGACAGGGTGGGCATACGCTAAAAACTTAGCTGATATAGCCGCAGATATAGAAAAAGAAACAACGGAATCCTCAACAGCTCAAAACATCTTGGGTAAAGCCAAGGATTTTGCTGATACTATTGAGGGTGTTAACGATGCCTTTGAAAACAGTATAAGGCTTGCGGCTTATATAGGTGCAAGGGAAAATGGTGTGAGCCGAGGCAAAGCTGCTCAGCTTGCAAAGAACATTACCGTAAACTTTAACAAGAGCGGAGAGTACGGACAGGCTCTAAATGCTGTTTATTTATTCTTCAACGCTTCCATTCAGGGTACGATGAGATTAGGTAAGTCTTTAATGGGATCTAAAGCTGCTCGGCCTGATGGGATTAAGGAAAGCTGGATGAAGCGTAGAACCAACGGTCAGAAAATTGCTTCTGGACTGGTAGTATTTAATGCTATGCTAACTATGATTGGTAGAGCGATGTCTGAAGACGATGAAGATGGAACGCTTTATTACGATAAAATCCCAGACTATATAAAGGAGAGGAATCTTATCTTTATGTTCGATGGGGAAAACTACCTTAAGGTTCCTATGCCTTATGGATTCAATGTGTTTGCAAACCTTGGTAGTGCGGCGGTAGAAGTTTCTGAGGGAGTTAAGGAGGTGGATGAAGCTATGATGTTCTTAGCCAATTCATTTATGGGGGCCTTCTCGCCAGTAAGTTTCGGACAGTCAAAAGATTTGTTTACTTCGCTTGGTAAGTCAGCAACCCCAACAGTATTAAAACCTCTTGTGGAAATCATGACTAACGAGACATACTTCGGAGGGCCTGTGTACGCAGCTCAATCGCCATATGGATCGCCTAAACCTGAGTCATCTATGTCGTTCAGATCACCTAAAGCGGTTCAAGAGTTTTTTGAGTGGATGAATGAAACAACAGGGGGGTCCAAGCATGTACCTGGAAACTTAGACATGAACCCAGATAAGTTTTGGCACATCTTCGATTACTACTTAGGTGGTGCAGGACAGTTCTTAGCCCGTGCAGGGGAGACAACATATAAAATGGGGACTAAGCTTGCGGTAGATGATAAGGTTCAAGTTGAATTTAACGATGTCCCTATGCTTCGTAAGATGTACGGGGAACCATCTAAGTATTATGACTTTGAAAAATTTAAAAACAGTGAGGTTGAGATAACTCAGCTTGTAAGAGAATATAAGAAAGACCGCTCTGAGGATATGTCTAGATACAAGGACCTAGGAACCTTAAACAACACCTTAAAAGCGGTAAACAAACAGCTAAAGGTATTAAGAGCTAAGAAGAGAGAGGCTAGGGATATAGATAATTATGCTGAAAGATCCATAAGGATTCAAGAGCTTATGGATAAAGAACGTAGCTTAATAATGAAGTTTAACGCTATTTACGAAAAAACAAGAAATAATGAGTGATAAAAAGAAAATTAAAGACACGAAGCTAGGAGCTTGGTTAGCAAGCAAGGCACCAAATGTATTAGGTGTAGTAGGTGATTTACTACCAGATAGTGGTGCGCTAGGCGTGGTTAAAAACCTGATAGACAAGGATGATAGTGTTGACTCCGAGGAGGCTCAGCGCGTAATAGATGCAGAGGTGCGCTTCCAGGAGAACGTAACAGAACGTTGGAAAGCAGACATGGGCAGTGACGTAAAGCTTGCAAAGCTAATACGACCACTTACCCTTATTGCTCTGATGTCTATGTTCATGCTTACGATGGTTGCAGATTCTATCGACGGCTTGCCTTTCACTGTTAAAGACTCTTACGTAGATCTCCTACAGATACTTATGATGACCGCCTTCGGTGCATACTTCGCGGGTAGAACTATAGAGAAGGCTAAGAAATAGATTTAGACTTTACCTTCTATTAGTTTCTTGCGCCTACCCAACAGCACCTCTATTTCCTTATCTAATATTTTAAGGTCGTAGTTGTCTGATTCTATCCCATATACAGACTCTGTCTGCTTTTGAGCTACGCTGTAGTATTTATCATAATCTTTCCAATATAGCAGGTTTGCGTCATGAGTGTTTTTATAATAATTGACTGCGGTTCTATCTCTTTTTAGAACCTTGCAAATCTCTAAACTATTAAACCTGGGGGTTAAGGCCATTGCTATAGCCGCTCTTAATTGAACGTGTGGCTGCTTCCTTGTGTTTACTATAGGTATACCCACTATGCAGTGAACGTTTTTTACTATTTTTTCTATAATGTCTAAATTGTTTTTCATTGTATTTTATTTAAGTAGTATAATTGTGTTATCCAACACTGATTGAATTGTTTCATCGTACGGGACATGCTCCGCTATCGCAGTCGCTTATCTCTATATCCTCCATCTTTATGTCTTTCAAAGACTGTATTGGGGTAGACCGCTTCTTCATGCTGTTGTAAGTTTTCTTATCTATCTCTTCTAACGGGGCTTGATCAAAACCATGCTCGTTATGCAAAAGGAATGACACAGATTTGACGTTACGGTAATGACTACCTAGCCAGCTTCTAATAGCATCCAATTCCTCTTTCCTATAGTAAACTGTCACCGACACGGAGTTATCGCTCCATTCGGCCTGTAAGCGCGTTATAACCTCTAATTGGTCCACCGCCGACATATCACTTGCAAACTTGGTTCCTTTAGGGAAGCTGCATGGGAAGCTTACAACTACAGTTGAATGATCCTCAGTACCATCAAAATTTCTTACATATTCTATGTCAAACCCATTGTTTCTGCACACGTTGACCAGTTCGCTATCTGCAGACATTCTAATTCTCCTAATGTAATATTCGGAGTATCCAGGGTGTGCTCCAGGTGTAACGCCAGCAAGTAAACTGAGCGTTCCAGATGGTTTGACTGTAGTAAGTTTAATAGATGGGGGTAATCCTGTAGATCTGGAGTATTCTTTGTCATATTCACGAAGGTAAATATAGCAGTTTTCTAGCCAACTTCTTTGCTCCTTTGTTGCCTGTAAATACCCAGTCACTCCGATCCCCATCCTCATGTTCTTATGAACAATCTCCTCTGTTTCCTTGACCGAACACTTAATAGCAAGACTGTGCTTGTTAATACGGTACAGATATTTAGCAACCTTTTTTAGTTCAACCTCTGATTCAATGTTAGGTAGGTAAATCTCTGCTAGACAGCATGTTTCGTATGGCGCTAACGATTGTTCAGCGCATGGATTATAACCCATCACATCTGGATCAGGGTATTCTGTTTCGCCCGTTCTACCCATACGTCTTGAAGACTCAAGGTTAATCAATCCATACGGTTCACCGTTTCCTTTGTACCCGTCCCAGAACTCCTCAGGAAGATCTGCCACATCGTCACACACAACAGAGTTATTTGACATAGCTCTCCAGTTAGGTATACCGCCTAAGTCCCAACGCTTAGCACGTAGATACTCAAGATCATCGTGATCCCCTAGTGCTATTTGTGCGGATCTGCGTACATTACCAGCCACTACAATCTTACCAATGATGTTCATAACATCCAGACAATCAATGGGTTTCAGCCTTTTATTAAAGCGTTTGTTTAAGATAGAGTTGATTTCTTGCATACCCCATATTAGATCTTGACTACCTGAGGCGGTTCCTCCGAATCCTTTTATAGGTGAGCCTGCTGGCCTTATAAGGTGTGTAGCATATGTAAACCCCTCACCTGTAACAAAGCTTGCCTCAAGCACACGGCGTAAAAGCTCTGTCCATCCTTCACGTGAGTCAGGTACAATAAAGTCAGCACCGTTATCGTTAACATTTTCTATGTCAACACGGCTCTTTATCTTAGGTAGCTGATATACATGCTCTCTCTGTATGTTGTATCCGACACCGCTTCCAAGCATAAGCATCTCAAATGCCCATGTAAACGGACGGATAGGATCGTCCACTACAGTAAACGCACAATTCTGTAAAGAAGGGAGGCCTAGCTTATCTACCGTCTTTGTTCCTAACTGCCATAAAAATCTACCAGCTACCGTACCCTTCAGGTTCATCATGAAGCTTTTAATCTCCTTTTGATTAGATGTATTGAAGTTACAACCTAGCTGATCGTTACACGCGTTTATTACGCGGTCCACTGTATCTTCCCACTCTTCCGTTCCCCCTTCTATTGGGCGTGAGTATGTTCTTTTATAGGTTGCGTATCCCACCTCCCCCCAGGGAGTATCCTCTGCTTTGTACTTCATGTTTGTTAAATTGTTTTATTGAAAAGGGCTGCTAAGATAGCTCTATTTTCCTTCGTGTAAGATCCTTAGGATCAATGTATGTATCTAGATATTGTATAATTTTATAGCTCTTTAGATCCTTTAAGTCATGCAGAGCGAGCATGGTAATCTTATCCTTCCTGTCTAATCTTTGATATATTTTTCTGTAAGCGTCTGCTTTAAGCTGGACGCAGGCGTTAAAATCAACGTTCTTTAAACACCAATGAAGCAGTTCCTCTCTCTCTACCCTTATATAACCACCTACTTCAGGCATCTCAAAAGCTATCCATTTAGCTTCTCCACACACCCAACCTAGATTGCCGTTAACGTTTCTAAATTCTACCCATATTTCATCGGGTAAATTATTGCCTTTTACATCTACGCCGTCTGTACCGTGCCAAAAATCTATGTGCAGGTTTATATCTTCATCCCTTGAGGACTTCCTTGCATCCTTACACGCCCTGTCATATCGAGTCGCGGAAACACCGCCATCCTTCCAGGATTGCTTACGTCTTTCTTTACTTACCATGATTTAAAGCTGTTCGTTGTATTCCTTTGAAACCTCCCTTATAAGGTCGATCTCAATGTTCATCGCTTGCCTTAATTCTGATACACCCTTATTGATATCATCAATATTACTAATCGGTTCCCCCGCTTCGTTGTGCATCGACTCATCATAATAAGCTGCTACATACCTGTGCATGCGCTCACAGGCGTTATAGTACATCTCGCTTAGTCCACTCTGCTTCATCTTTTATAGATTTTAATATTTCGGTAACCGCTTGGTCAACCTGTTGTTTATTTTTAGCCAGGTATACATCATACCCTAGATTATTTTTCATAATGTAATTCAGAAACAATTTCCACCGCATAGGAAAATCATGATGAGAAGGCAAGTAACCTTTTGTTTCAATTATCCACTTATAATCGGTCCCCATAAAATCAGGGGTATATCGAATCGGTTGCTGAACCGAGTTTGTTCTATCAGACATAAGCTTCTTCTTATTAGTCATCTTAAAATACTTATGCTCAAATCTAAAAGAATCCATAAGGGTGAACTGCTTTTCTTCATAGGAAAAATTTATGCCCGCTTCACGTAACTTGTCTGAACAGTAAAGCTCTATTGCAGACGCGAATTTTCCTAATGATTTTTTTTTGAGTGAACTTTTGCGTTTGTTTTTCTTCATTGAGGGCAAGGTACACCTGTTGATGGTCCCCTTCCTAATTTATTTAGACATAAAATCAGAAAAATCTATCGCATTTTGCTTATCACCCTCAAAATGAACGGGTTGGAATAATGCCTCTCTCGTCTCCCAAGAATTAAATCCAGTGTGTGAGAGATTCATAATCAACTTATATGGCTTGTCAAATGGCGTTGGCTGGCCCCCAGTTTCTACCTCACGAACTTTTCTAACGTGGAACTCGCTCATCTTCCGTATGTTATGGTCGGGTGATTGAACCTTTCGATGAACAGTGATGAAGCAATCCGCTCTGTTTACGAACTTTCCACCGCCTTCTGTATCTTCAGCGAATGGGGCTATAGGTAGTCCATCCTCTCCTTTACGTCTCTGAGCCTCTGTCACGGCATGCATGTTTAACCATACAGCGACGTTGTTTGACGTAGAAAACGTTAGAAATTCACTGGCCGCCTCATAGTGGTAATCGTGCACCCCTATGTTACTCCCTTTCATATCTAGCTTGAGGCTGTTGTATGGGTCTACAAAGATTGCATCTATGTGCTGTTGGTTCATGACCTTCTCCATAAAGACGATGATATCGCTGTAGCTATACACCTGGTTATTATTAATGATAGTGAAGTGATCTTTTACCCACTTGTATGCCTGCCTACGCTGTGCATATGTCATATCCCCAACCTTTCGGTCAGCAGCGAATTGCATTAGTTGCATCTTCACCGAGGCGGTCCTATTCTCCGAGGAGTATATCACCCACTTCCAATCATGGCGTATCGCTGAGTTGGCAATAAGGTACAAAGCCGTTGTGGTCTTACCCACGTTGCTGTGTCCATTCATGATGACAAACTCCTTTTTGTATAGGAAATACTCGTCCAGCTGTGGATCCCCCGTGTCTAATCCCACCTCTATCTTACCTTGAGAGAAGTCGTCTATCCATCTAAAGTCCTCATCGTCAGAGGATATGAATGACATATCCCCATCGTTAACGAGCATATCACGCTTTGCTGACTTCTCATCGTCTATAAGCTCCCTAATAGGTGCATCCTTACCTACTTGAATCATATCAACTATAGTAGCCTTGGCTTGTTCGTCAGAATCTATATCTCTCTTGGAAATCTCACGGAACAATATGCGGACCGCCTCATCTTCCTCCATGCGTCCCGCAGCTATATATCCACCGCACAAACGCGAAGCCTTTACAAGGGCTCTGTGCTTGTCTCCCTCCTCGGCTGACCGTATGATCCTTGCCGCTAGGTTAAGCTTCATATAGTCTGTATAGTCGTAAGCCTCGTTCGTAGGTGTCTGAGCCTCGGCATGCTCACTAGAGAATGCCCCGAACTTCTTCCATTCGTCCTTTATTATTATGTCTTCGTCATAGGATTCAAAACACGCTCGTGACTCGTTAATACCTGACTCATCTACCTCCAGAGTATACTGTTTGTTAAAATATGTGGTTAGCGCCCTGAAGTGATCCCTATGCCTCTCGGTATTAGTTACCTGAACAAGCGCTTTAATCCCATCACCAGACGGTGATACCCAGCAAGAATGTACATAATCGTCCGTAGCCAGAGCCGTCTTCGTTGCCTTAACATCAACGTGATCGAAATCCAGAACAATGAATCCCGAATGCTCGAACAGCGAGTCGTCAGCCCTCGAAGAAAACTCTCCGCTAAAGCATACAACGGGAAGCTTTTTCTTTTTTTCTTTGTTTCCTGCACGTACTTCATCTATTAAGTCCTTACTCTTTCCCTCCTGAATACGAGACAGGGCCGTCACCAGCTGTATGTGATGTGGTGCTTCCTTCTCGTATACGTTTTTGAATATCGTTACTTTCATTTTCTTTTGCAATGATTAGCAAGATGATATATCCTGCGATGTCTATTAATGTGTCTTCTGTGTCTTCAACTAAACCAGCGTTAGCTATTCTTTTCAGCTTGTCATCAAGCCTGATCTTTATACCAGACGAAGCGCTAGCAGAAGAAAAAACGCCTAAAGGGTCCAAAGCGGAGTCCCCGTAGGCGTCGTTCTTTCTAACTAACAGATCTTCAAGCTGACGACATTTTAATTTTATGTTGTCTTTTGTGTTCATCTAATGTTAATTTTGAATGTGTTAATTCTACCACCTCTAATATCTCGCGCACTATAAGCTCCTTATCTTTAGCTTTCTTGGTGAAGATAGCTCTTTGCATTTGTTCTATAGCTCGTTTAGAATAGCGCATAATATCAGCGGGGGTGTCAAACACTGTAACTATCCACATATCGCGCTCGTGCACACGTTTAGATTTTTTAAACGCGACACGAACACGCATGTATTTAACTAAAGGTTTATTAGAATGGCATGTCATCAGACACCGCCTCTACCTTAGCGGCTTTCTCAGCGCGCTTAGCTTTAGCAGCTTCGCTATTCGGATCGAAAACCGAGCAGCAAGGCTTACCATTCTTAGACATAAATAACTTCACATAAACGTTACCGCCCTGCCCTTCGGCATTGCGCGTTGTTGCAAATTTATCAATCATCTCCTTTAGTTCGCTGTCTTTAAATTTAACAGACCAACTAGAAAGGTTTTCCTCGTAGTAACGAGGCTCTTCGCAGTACCCAACGAGTACTGAATCATAACTTTGTTCACTCATGATACAAAAGTATTAATTATTAAAAAATGTAGTGCGTAGATTATTAGTAGGTTCCACGCAACCTTCAATATTTTATACAGTAAATTCCGCATAGCTTGTTTGTGTAGGACTACCCTCCTTCAACCATCTTTCTATATTTTCAACAGCTTGATGGAACTTCATCTCTCCTCTGAAAAGTGTTTCGTCTGAACACTTAACTAAAGCAGGGTAGTAGGGGAAGGTCTTCTCTTGAACTACCCAATAGTAGTCTTTGATGTCAAACACCTTAGTATATATGTATGCTTGTATGTCATAGCTCCAGCTGTTTACATCGTAGCGAAATTTCTCTACACTACGTGCGCTCTTGCTGTCCGTTATAAAGCCATCGCCTAAGCAATCAAGGAAACCTTTGACAGGTACACCATCAATCTCTTCATTAAACTCAACCTGATATTTACCCTTAAGGTAACTATTGGTAAGTCCGCAAGCGTCTAATCGCTCGATCATATCGTTGGCTTTTTTCCAATCCTCACCAGACACTAGCGTTCTGCCTTTAGCTTTAGCATCAGACTCCATTAAAGACTTGGCCTCTTTGTATTCTTTCGTTAAGTGAGGACTCTTAGAGTCTTGCGTTTTCTGAGAACAATTACAAAGTATTTGATCAGAGTCAACAACTGTGTATTTCTCCATAGCCTCCTTGCGCTCAAACAATAGCATATCGTACAGAGTACCAAACACTAGAGCATCGGAGGTGTACTTAATCTCATTCTTCATCTTCATCTCCCAAAGACGCATGTCTCCGAGAGCGTATTTGATAGAAGAGTAGGACAGATGCCCCTTACCTACCTTTTCGGTTAGTTGCTCCCTTAAACTCATCGTACAAACTTCTTGATACCTTCGATTTGCTTCTCGGTAAGTTGGTCACCCTTCTTTTCCATGAAGAATGCAAAGGCTTTTGCTTTGTCTGTTTGTGATTTAATGTAGTCGATAGCCTTACTCATAAGGTCTGGGTCTTTAGCAGCTGCCTTAGTGCTTCGGGTAGACTTAGCAGCTCCTTTACTGGGAGTGGCCTTAGCGGGTTTTGATGATAGTGACGTGTCACCCTGCTTAGCAATAGCTTCGTTAACCTCGTTAGCGGAGGCAATAGATGTGTCTATCCCTATACCCATCATAGCTAAGGCTCTACCTATAGCTGATGTCTCGCAGTTCTCAACATAGCTTGTCTTGTTAATGTTGCTACTACCTTGCGTTTCATGTGCATGTCCACTCGCTATGATACGCTGTTCGGGGTTAGCTACAATAGCTTTACAGACACACATGTCTGAATCTAATGCCGTGAACTCTGTCGATAGAGTCCAGTTCTTGTACTCCTCTTCCTGACGGAAGAACTTGATACGCTCGTTTACCTCAACGTACTGTTTGCCACGTATGTTCGTGGTCTTGAATTTGTAATTACTCATAATGTATTAAATTTAATTATTGCAAATATACTGTTTATTAATGATTTATCCTAATTTATTCTACTAAATAGTAGTGTCCTTTCACCTCTTCATGTAACTCTATGTACTTGATGAGTGCGTTGAATAGATCTACCGATCCTTCTTTCATACCTGATAAGGCACGTTTATAATCTATGCGCTCGGTCTGATTAGAGCCTAGTAGTTCGTCTATTATGTCCTCACCCGCAGCCTTCCCTATGATTTCATTCATAAGGTCGCTGAGCGTATCGTCTGCCACGTTGCGGAACAGATGTATTATCTCAAAACTAGACCACTCCACCCAATCGTCAACACCAAATGATGCTAGATCTATCATGCACATATGTAGTGCAACGTCCACCACCTTGTCATCTTCACCATCAAGGTAGTCTATTATTATTTGAACCGCTTCTTCACTCGTCATCTGTCCATCCATAAAGGTTACACTCTTTGCGGAATATATCCATAGAGTTTATAAAATTAAAATGATCCACTGAATTAGTCTTGTCATGTCTATGCTTATCGTAAGCGTTGATAAACAAATTGATTAAATGCATAGCATCTAAACATCTGCTCTGGGTGTATGATCTAACCTCAGGATCGTCACTCATAGGGTTGAACTTTACTTTACTCTCATTATGCATTTGTTTTGAGGTTTATGTAGGTTAATATTATTATACTGAATAGCCATATCATGGCGGTTATTATTTTTGCCCTTCGGCTGCTTGGGTTAGTTATCATGCTTCATGCTTTGGTGTTCTAAATAGCACCCAAGAACTGTAGCAACTATAACTATAATTACTATTGACACGGCTTAGTATTTCCACTCAACAGCACCCCATAATATGCTAATGCCTTTTTGTGTTTGGGGCTGTCTTGTTTTAGTTTCGATTGTTGTTGACTTTATGTTTTTTGTACGAGCTTTAGGGGTGGGTGTATTTTTCTTATTTTGACTCTTCCTACCATGTATAGCTCTGGCTACTGTAGAAGCAGAGCAATGCAGTGTCTTTGCTATTTTGCCGTGTGTTAAACCTGTCCTTGACAACTCTTTTATAAGAGAGTCTCTTTCTTCTTTTGTTTTAATTAAATTTTTCATGTTGTTCTTTTTATTTATTATTTCTTGTACTGTTTGTATGTTTAGTTTATATGTTTCTGCTATATCTTCAATCGTTATGTTCCTATTGTGCAACCTTCTTATAGCTGTATCTATATCTGGGGCGGAGATGTTTGGTGTCATTTCATTGTGTTAATTGTTTTGTTTTAATTGTTTCGTTTTTATTTGCTACGCTGTGTTTCTCACCTATGTAGTAGTTCCAATAGGCTTTAACACTACACACATCTTTGTATCTGTCGGGCATACACTGCGGAGGGTTTGTAAAAAACCCATCAGGCATACCATGAGGAGGTAGAAGCAGTGCTTCTTTGCATTTAGTTATTGTTAAATGCACCTTGTCATATCGTCTTGTGTATTCTTCACCTAAAGCAATCATATGGTTATACAGCCAATAGTATTGAGGCTTATTAGCCCTAGCCCACACAGTAGACGGATGGTTGTAGTGAGCCTTCTTGTATGGCACATTATCTCCGTTATCATAGTGGTGGTGCGCTGTGCATAACATCTGTGCTGACTCAAGGATCATCTTGACTACATGCTTATCGTATTGATACTCAGCAGCTTTCTGTGGGTCTTTGTGTAAGTAAAATATATTCATGTTAAATTAATTAGTGTGAGTGGGGGGAATCGAACCCCCCTGCTAAACCATATAAAACAGTCGGTCATATAGTACACAACTATGTAAAGGACATCACCCCTCTACAGGAAGACCGAATCCAGACACTCACTAAGGGTTAGAACGGTAGCCCTTCTAGTATGTCCATAGCTTTACTAATGGCATAACTACGTTGTTGTATTGATGTGCCACATGTCTGTGGTGTAGGTAGGGACAAGGAGGCGTTGTCATAGGTGTATGTTGTTGCCCCTCGTTGGATAGCATCAGCTATCTGATTCGAGTGTTGTATCTTCTGCTGTAGTGTCATCGTCTGTTTCTTTTAGTTTGTTTATCTGCATTTGTAAATTCTCCGCCATTATACGCCATGACATAGCCGCTTTGAGTAAGCTCGTTTTGGTGTTGGCTTTGAGGGCTGACTTAATCTGATCTTTAGACCAGTGTTCTAGTGGGTTAAAATCTTTTTCTTCACTCATGCTGTTGTTTTTCTGCCCCATAGCATATCACGTGGCATCTCATCGAATACCACCATGCTATCTTTCTCGCTAGGTGCGTTTTGTACTAAGGTCATTGCCTCTTCTCTTGTTAGGTCTGTGAATAGAATTTCCTTGTCGAAGTTATCTCTATGCACTCGGTATACTGCGTAATCTTTCATTGTATTTTGTTTTGTATTTCTTTCCATGTTGTTGGGTAATCGTCTATCAGTATGCGCTTGAGTTGTTGTAACTCACTCCACATATCCTTGATTACCTTAGCTTGGTTCTTAATTGTTTTAGCTCTGTCTATTCTTTCTCTATTTTTAGCTCGTTCTTGTACTCCCATTTGGTTATGCTATTAGGTGAGTTGATTCACTTATCTATTCGGCTCATGTTCATTTTTTTACCCTCGTTGGACAGATGTGGGTAATGTGTCCATCTTATTACTCTCGTTATATTTCGTCACCGTTCATTAGTTTACATATGTTACGTCTTAGTCTACCTACTTTGAGCTCATACATATTTACTCTTGCTGAATAAGCAAGTATGGTTTCTTGTAGATGTTTGTTCTTTTCTGTTAGTTTTTCTATATCAGTCATGTTTTCTTATTTCATTTAATTGTCTGCCTATATCGAGTATGTTCTCACCCTCTGCCATACCTAAGTCATAGTGTTGCCTCCATGCATCGCATGAAAGGAAGTTGTTGAACCAATCGAGATACATAGATTCTATTTGTGTGTTAGTGTAGTTCATCTTTGTATTTTAGTATTGTTCCGCATATAACCTCCCCTATCATTTCCATTATGTATTCGTTATCCTCAAACGTAGCCATGAGTATGCTCTCGGCTTCCTCTTCGGTTAAGTCTATGTCTAAATCTGTTGCTCGTCTGAGGACATCCTCAGCACTCCATTTGAGTTCGTTTCCGTTGTAGTATTTCATATTCGTGGTAAAAAGTGTTCGTCTTTATTAAGCAGTCCCCTTATGTCGTGTACTATATCATTAGTAAACAGCAGGTTAGTACGCTCTACCTCTATCAATCGTTCAGACCAATCCTCATGATCTATGCACGTTTGTATAACAAGCCATAAGTTCTCTCTAAACCATTCGGGTAGGTTTTCTCTCACCACGCTTATAGCTTGTGTTGTTACGTCTGTGTTAGGTATTCCTTCTAATGTTTCTTGATTCATATTAACAGTATAATGATGTTGGTATATTCTCTTGTAATTCTCGGATCTTTTCGATGTGCTTAAACCATGTGTTTGTAGTCTCCGCTTTCTCTACCATATCCTCCCAATCTATTTCGTTTCTGCATTCAGACATACAAGCATCTAATCCTTGTAGTTGGTATAGCATCTCGTCGTTGTAGTCATACCCTCCGTATTCGTGGAAGATATCCCAGCATTCTCCGCTGAGTTTGTTTGTTTTTTCTTTGTGTATATTCATGATGTTTGGTTTTTAAAATGTAACTGAATGTGTAAGCTCGGTGTCGTTCATGACCTCCGCTTCCTTAAGGAAAGCTAATGCCATGTTGACTGTTCCACCTTTGCTACACACATGGGTAATAAACTTGTTTGCCTCTATTAGACGCTCACTCTCGTTCAATCCCTCGAACTTCTTGCGACAAGATATTAATGCTGATTCTTTTGACATGATGTATGTATTAAATGGTTTGTGATTCTGATGTTGGAATCGACAGCAAAGATATAACAAACTTTACCAAATTCCAAATTTATTTTGTAAGTCGTTGATTAGTATAGTTTTACCAAGTCCATATTCAACTCCCTTGCAACGTAATTCACATGCTTCTGTGTTGTGGTGCTATGCCATTGCTCTTGCATCAGCTTACCGCCTTCGAGTCCAGTAGCCACAAGCGTTTCGTAGCTGAATACGTTGATGTGATAGTCGCTGCCTAATTGCTCACGTGTTACCGTAAGATTTGCTTTGTACTTGTCGAGTTGGATTATTTCGTTGTTCATCCACGCCTCATCGCGCCTCTCTTCGTACATTTCGTCTGCTCTGTCTAAATAGTTCATTGTTAATTTGTTGAAATTATTGATATTGCTATTGCTAAGGTGCATATTATCCCCCATGCTAGTAGTTCCATGTTGTTATAATTTAGATAGTTGCTCGTTTATTATTCTTAATTCTTGGATTGCATAGAAACTTAAGTGAGCATCATTTGCATCCACCCACCTGAATAAGCTTTCCTTATCCTTCGTTAATTCTTCTTTAGTTTTATTCATATTATATTGTATTTCAGTTAGTTATGTGGTATTATATCAAGTTCTGCTTTAAGGCAGAAGGCATCCGCTACCAAGCGCACCGCCTCCCAATGTTCGTTGTACGTGAACAACTCGTATGCTAGTTCCAATTCTTGGAAACTTAGGTCTATGTATGGGTTATTTTTCATCTTTGATGTATATGTTTTTTTGTGCTAGGATGTCGAAGTATGCTTTCTCGCCACGTTCAACGCACATGTCAACAGCATCTTGCTCATTCTCAACGTATTCAACAATGTCGAAGTAAACTCTACCTTCGTCAACCCATGTACCTATGCCTAGCGTTCTGTATGATGTATGTGCATCTAGATTGTCTAAGTATATGTCGTGTGCTTTGATGACAATTATATCTAGCTTGTTTAGGTATATGTCGAACAGCTCAGCAAATCTAGTTGATGCCTCTGCAAGGCAGTCAGCCTCAGTACACACACCACCTACAACGTAGCCTTTCAACCTAGTTTTTTCGTCTTTCCATAGCGTATATCCGCCATCCATTAGCGTAGTTCCGTACGCTAGTCGTGTTAGTTCGTGTTTATTCATAGCTTCTAACTTTGTTTAGTATATCCGTTAATTCATCAGCGGTTTGGAACCTTTCCACCTGCATATCATACACGTCATCTGAGTTAGGCGGTGATATACCTACCTCAGGTGTGACGATGTATTCGTTCTTGTCTATTATGGATACTGTGTATCCGTTGCTAAATGTTAGTTTCATGGTTACCCTATTAAATCTTCGATTGTCATTTGCTCGTCACATGTGAGTGCATCCCACTCGCTTGTAGTCGTAGCTTGGCTAAATGTTAAGCCGTCAAAAAGTTGCTTTGCCGCTTGGATGCGGAGGTCGTGTGCTAACGCACTTGTGTTGATGTTTTCCATGATGTTGGATTTTATGGTTTTTGATGTTACTAAGATGGTTTGTATAATATATCTTCATAAATGAAGAGATATATTATACTAAACCTTCTAAGAGGATTAGAACATAGTGGGGAATCGAACCCCAATCGCACCCTGTGTGCCTATGTTGGTGAGGTTTTACAGAGTAGCCTCGAACTCAGCCATCGCAAGTGCCTCTGCATCTTGCATGCGCTTGGTGCGAAGTTTTGCCATTGCCATCTCAACTGTCTCTCCTTCGGAGAGCGTGTATGCCTCCCGACGTGGGGCTTTGTAGTTTTCGACAACCTCAGGCTTCAGGTATGATGTGCATACGTTGTCCTTAGCTTGCTGACGTTCTAACCTTTGGTTACGGCTCTTCGGCCTACCTGCAGATGCCTTACGGGCTAAGGGGTTGGATTTGCTCGGCTTGGCCTTAGCTTTGGTAGCTTTCGGGGCAACCTCTTCGAGGTTAGAGACCGCATCCATTAACTCCGTAAGGAGTTTGAGTGCTTGTGCCTTGCGCTCTGCGGTTGGCATGTACTTTGCTTGGTTCACTGCCTTACGGCAGTCTTTGAGGTTGATGTCGTGTGACATGATGTATGGTTTAATTCTCAGCGACGTTGCCGAGATGATGCCGACAAAGGTAAGGATAACTTTTGCAAGTTTCGACATAACATTTGAAATTAATTTGTAACTGACTGAACACAAGCAAGATACAAACGTTATTAATAATCATTCTAAATAAGGATGGAAAGCCCTAACACATGCGCGTAGGTGTGTGAACGGGTGCGTGTCGCGTCCGTGCGATACATGTGCGCATGACAGGCGCATGAGGTGAGTGAGATTTGTATTGGTAATTCAATTGTCAATAGTAAACTGATTACGTAGTAAACACTGAGGAAATAATATCAATAGTAAACGTGGAATTGTCAACAACAAAACCCCTTATGCGGGTGAGCGCAGAAGGACGCTATGACGTAGGAGGGATTGTCCTATGCTGATAGTCAACGACTTAGACTACAAGTCTTCACGTAATGCATGCACCATTCACCCGTAACGCACTGGCTACGAGTCTGTAAATGTATGCGGAATTCTAAACTTTGTTTAGGGGAGGGGGGTAAAAGATTGCGTTTCCGTTTACGTATCGTAACGCGTGTATATGTATATAATCCCCATTCCAAACATTACTCATAAATTTTTTTAGCCGAATTTTTACGTCCTCACGGGTCTTTCTTACCTTGTGTTTTACCATTTACATTCTCTAAAGCATTGAGAGGCGGTTAATTAGCACTGTTTGCTTAAAGTGTAGGTTTAATCTTGACTTTTCAATTTTTTTGTTATAACTTTGCTATATATCTTTAAAGAACAAAGCTTCTCTATATATTTTTTGTGTGTACACTAAGAAGCATTATAGAATATTAAGATGTTATATACGGGATAGCTGTGCGGTGTTATGAATCGGTCCCTCTACTCTGATTTACTGAGTAAAAAAAGTAGTATATTTGCTACTGCATGGAGTTACTAAAAAACATAAAGAAAAGCTTAAACTTCCAGGACAGGTATTCTGAGATGGAGGGTGCTGGGGATGGGTTTGATCGAGGTGAGCTTAAACGTCTTAAGAAAATAAAGAAAGGTGGGGGTAGGGTAGATCAAGACAGGTTAGATTACTTAGAGACTATCAGGAATGAAAGAGCTAGAGCTATAGGGACGGGGGCGTCTGCAGTAGGGGGGACCGCTTTAGGTATTGCAACGGGTAACCCAATGCTAATAAAAGGATCTTTAGGTATGGGGGCTCAGTACTTGAGTGGTGAGGTAGGAGAGTTAGATGGGGCGAATGATGGTGTTGGTCAGCAGCTGGGCATGGAAGATGCTTTACGTGCTGCTAGCCCGTTTCTATCTAGCATAGGAGGAGGTAATAGAGATATGGGGTTAGATCCAGCTCTAGCGGAAGGGGTTGACTTCAACAGCGCTTTTATGAAACAAGGTGGTAAGCTTAGGTACAACCCACGCAAATATGACTATATAAAAGGTAATACCTTTGGACTCTAAAATAATACTATGGCAATTTTAACTGTATCAATAAAAGAAGAACTCACTCTCAACGGCACCGATCACGGTGGCGAGTATGTTATGTCTGAGTCAGTAACTCAGGTATACAAGAGAATTATTACGTGTACAACTACAGAACAATCGGTTCTCCTATTTGCAGCAGCAGACGCAGCGGGAACTTTAAAGGACGCTACAGCGGACTATATACGTATAACCAACCTAGATTCTACTAACTTTGTACAGCTACGTATAGTAGGTGCGGCAACACAATACTATGTGAAACTAGAAGCTGGAGACAGCTGGATAGGTGGAAACTCACTTATGTATGCTGATGCTACTGGTACAGCCGCTACGGAATCTTTTATTAATATTGACACAATACATGCAGATGCGGATACCGCCTCTTGTGATGTAGAAATTTTTGCAGCACTATGAAGCTAAAGTATAGACATGGAGGAAAATTATCACCTACTGATAGTCTATTAAAGGTGTTAAAGGGATATAGCAATAGAGAAAAAGGAAGTAACATGAAACCTGAAGATCAAGCATCTTTAGACTACATAAACAAGATAATGCAAAAAATGAAAGGTGATGTTAGTTCGGAAGAGTACGGTAAGAATGTTATGGCTATAAATGAAGCTAAGTTGGAATCAAAAAACGACCCAGAAGGATTAGAAAAAATTGCTGCTAGCCTTTATAGAACTTTAAAAAAGATTTGAACAAATTCTACTTTAACCCAATAAAGAAAAGAAAAGACCACGCCAAAGAAGCCGAGAAAATAAAACTTAATAAAATAAAAAATGAAACTAGAAGTAATAAGGTTCAACAAAGGGAAAGACTCAACTAACGGAATACTATTTGATATAAGCAATCGTGAAAGAAAATTTTTATGTTATACTCTCGAAGATGAGAGCCGCGCCAAAAAGGTGCCAGGAGAAACTTGTATCCCTGAAGGGGAATATAGCCTCGGATTTAGAAGAGAGGGTGGCTTCGATGCCAAATACGCCCATAGGTTTTCTGATGTGCATATGGGGATGCTTGAAGTGTGTGATGTCCCAAATTTTAAATATATTCTTATTCATTGTGGTAATACTGATGAGGACACTGCGGGATGTTTACTACTGGGCGATACGCAAGAGAACAACAATATCAAAGAAAACGGATTTATAGGGAGAAGCACCCACGCGTACTACAGAGTCTACCAAGAAATCGCGGAAGCGCTCCAAAAAGAAGAAGTAACGATTACGTATAGAGATTTTGCGAAGTGCTTAATACTCTCCCCAACAGAGGTAAGTGAGTTTTTTGACCATTGCTAAGGTCAACCTTCTAAATCCCTATAGACCCTCTGTACCAGTAGTCTAGCTTTCTGGGTTAAAGCGTACCTTACCCTGTAGTTGTATTTTGTTTCATCTCTAAAGAGGTGATCTTCATATGTGTCAGAAGGGGTTAACCTATCAAAGTGTTTGTATACGTAACCCACGTTAACTAACGGGAACACAACTCTTTCACTTAGCTTCTTCTTACTCATACCATACTCCGAAGAGGCATAATCTAATGTCCAGAATTCCATATCATAAGCCCAAAGCATAAACATTATCTCTTTGGAAAACAAGTCGTAGCTGTCTTGTGTGGATAAAAGGACCTTTCTAAGGTTCTTTAGATGATTTCTTTTTACGTACCTTTGATTTAATCTAGACGAATCTCGAAATAACTTTTTTTTAGGGACTTTACTTTTAGGCATTGAAATGAATTTATTACGTAAAGATATGGAAGAACAGGCCTTTTTCTTAGAAATACAACGTTTATCCATACAAATGGATGAAATTATACACAAGTATGGTATGCAGAGTAGGGTAGCCTCGATAATGGTTATGGGGTTAATAGACGAAGATATCATGGGGGATTCTAGACTTCAAGCCGTATATAGCTATAGCCTAGACTCGAAAGAAGAATTAAACAGTATATTAGAATTTATAAATAGCACCTGGGATGAGAGTGATGAAACAGATTGGGAGACACCGCTTGATCTAAATGACTTACTAGACGGAACGGGAATAGAATTAGAATAAAATGGAAGGACTTATTAGAAAAATTGTGGTCGGAAGAGACCCTAAAGACGGTATGGCTTATTATGTTGGTATGAGAGCTGGCGCAGGAAAGGTAAGTACAATAATACAAGATGATCGTCACCTATCTAAATATGGGAAGAATAGATATCTTGTGTATATGCAAGACGAAGAAGGGGCTCAAACGCTATGGAAAGCTATAGACGGGATGCCTTGTATGTTGGAGTTTGACTGCAACTTTTAACTGATGAGAACTTTTAATTTGTTTGTCGTTAAGCTTAAAGATAGGCTTAAGGATACTATTACCTCTGAATCTGGCTTCGAGTTATATGTAGACGCAAGGTTCGATGATTTTAAAAACAGAGTAACAGAGGGTCCCGTAGTGTGCGTACCTTTTAAATATGACACAGGGGTAGAGGTAGGAGATACATTATACTTCCATCACCTGGTCGTTCTGGGTGGGGACAATAACGGGCAGATATTTACCGAGGAAGACAATACCTATATAGTAAACTACGATCCCAACCACGCAATTTCCAATCAAGCCATAGCATATAAGAGCCAGAAGGACGGGAAGATACGGTGCCTAACGGGATGGTGTTTATTGAAATCAGTGGAGCAGGAGGAACTGACTCTTCAGTCCGATCTTATAGAGATAGTAGATTTGACGGAGAAACTCCCAACCAAAGCAGAGGTGGTATACACATGTAAAGAAGCCGACGAGATAGGCGTTCTACCTGGAGACGTGGTAGGGTTTAAACAAAACAGAGATTACCGTATAACTATAGACGGGGAGGAATATTTTCGAACCCGCGCAGAAGACCTTATGTATGTCGAAGTCTAAATTTACCACAACGGGAGCAGCTACTAGACTTATGAAAAGTATGGAGGAAGCTATAAACAATATGATTGAAGAAATTCGTAAACCCGTAGACCCAGAGATAAATGGGAGCGCTAGAAAAGCCGAATTACAATCAATAAAGCAAACAGCAACGGACTGTAAGGAACTGCTTATTGAAAGACAGAGGCTTGAACAAATGATCAAAGACCTAAAAAGCAGCGGAGAGATAGAACAGGACGCAGATTACTCAGGTGGTTTTGCAGAAAGATTCTCAAAATGAAGTGTTGTTATACATGCCAAAGACTTAAAGAAGAAGATGATTTCTACTCTTACGAAACAGGGCTTTATAAATCATGTAAGTCTTGTATTTCAAAAACCATAGCTTCTCAAAAACAAAAAATATACAGTTGGGTAGATAACTATAAAGCGTCTCTGGGTTGTGGGCATTGTGGAAATAAAGATATGCGGTGCTTACAATTACACCATAAGGATTCTGAAACAAAAAAACGTAGTGTAGCTCAACTTATAGGTAGCGGATATATATTTAAAACCGTTAAAGCCGAGGTAGAAAAGTGTGAGGTATTGTGTGCCAATTGCCATTCTATCCATCACTACGAAGAAAGAAGATCTTCCACTTGGGGTAGGAGGGGTGAGGTTGAGGAAGAATTAGAAGACGAAATTAAACCTGTTGTTAAACAGTTAGAACTTTTCCTTAACTTTGTGGAAGGATGAATCTAAAAAAAAGAGACTACAGGAAGGAATACGATAAGTTTCAATCTTCTCCAGAACAGAAGAAGAATAGGGCTGCCAGGAATGGTCGCCGCATGAAACTTGTGAAGCAGGGGAAAGTGAAAAAAGGAGACGGAAAAGACATACACCACTATAGCGTTGGTGGCGTTATAAAAACAAAAGTAATGCCAGCCTCAAAAAACCGAGGTATAGCAGAAAAATCTAGATTGCCAGGATCTAAACGTAAATAAAATTTAATAAAATGTCAAAGTATATATGCAACTGCTTAGATCACGAAGAAGAGATAAGCGAGGTAACAATATCGGTAAAAGACGGGGAGGTAGTAAGCTCTGCTCAATGTCCTTGTGGACAAGCTATGGATCCTGCTAACCCTAAAACAGGATTCCCTTCCCTTGGGAGGATGAATAGGAACGGCAGCAGCTATTAATGTCTTCTTTACTTGACGTAAAGGAATATGAAGAACCCGCTGTTAAGATTTGCCCCAACGGTACGGAAGGTGAGCTTATCGACCTCGGTGGGCTACTCATTTGCCTTCCTAAAAGGCCGCCGAAGAAAGACATTTTCGGATATAAAGAACCAAACGATCTGCAGCTGTGGAAAAGGGTATCTATGCCCAAGGAACTGTCTCGTATTCGTTCTATGGATGAGTGGTCGGAAATGCCGCGGGAATTCAGAGAAAAGTTTCGCCCATATGTCGAAGAGGAGTTTAAACGTAGGCGTGAAGGTTTTTGGTTTTATAACAACGGTACACCTACATATATTACGGGGAGGCATTATATGATGCTTCAATGGACGAAGTTAGATGTTGGTTACCCTTACTTTTTAAATTTTCAACGTGAGATATTTTTACATATGGCTGCTTGCGAGGCTGATCCTCGTTGTATTGGTCAGCTTTATACTAAGTGCCGTCGTTCTGGGTATACCAATATATGCTCTGCTGTACTTGTCGATGAAGGTACACAGGTTAAAGATAAACTTATGGGGATACAGTCTAAGACAGGAAAAGACGCCCAAGAAAACATCTTTATGAAGAAGGTGGTTTTTATGTTTAGAAACTACCCTTTCTTCTTTAAACCCATACAGGACGGTACCACCAACCCACGTATGGAGCTGGCTTTTAGAGAGCCATCAAAAAGAATTACAAAAAAGAACAAAACCTCTCAAATGGGGGAAGCTCTTAACACCGTTATAAATTGGAAGAACACTACTAATAACGCATACGATGGGGAGAAACTCCATTTATTGTATTTAGACGAAGCAGGAAAATGGGAAAGACCTACAGACATAAGGGACGCTTGGAGGATTCAGAGGACGTGTTTGATCGTCGGAAGAAAAATCGTGGGGAAAGCGCTGGTGGGAAGCACCGTAAATCCAATGGACAAAGGCGGAAGCCAATACAAAGACCTATGGATGGATTCGAGTCCTTTGGAGAGGAACGCAAACGGTAGGACGAGAACAGGTCTTTATAGGCTTTTTATCCCAGCGTACAATTCTCTAGAGGGTTTTTTTGATATTTATGGTCAGCCCGTTATTCAAGATCCACCAGAATCCGTTCCAGGAATAGATGGGGACCCCATAACCATAGGGTCAAAAACATACTTGAAAAACGAAAGAGAGTCTCTGAAAGACGACGCATCGGAATTAAATGAGGTTGTGAGGCAGTTCCCTTTTACCGAGGATGAAGCCTTTAGAGATAGTATTGAGGGTAGTTTGTTTAACATCGGGAAGATATACGCTCAGATACAATACAACGATGAGCTTTTTCCGAACCCTGTAGTTCGAGGTAATTTTATCTGGAGGGATGGGGTGGCAGATACAGAGGTTGTTTTTTCCCCTAACGCGGAAGGTAGATTTAGAGTGGCTTGGATCCCGCCCGAAGAAGTAAGAAACCAGAAAAGATCTAACCGAGGGAAAAGAGTAGCCCCAAACGATCATATAGGATGCGGGGGCGTTGACTCTTATGACCTAGATGCAACGGTAGATGGGCGGGGGTCAAAAGGAGCTTTACATCTTTATAATAAGTTTAACATGGAGTATCCTTCTAACACGTTTGTTTTGGAATATGCCTCTAGGCCTCCTCTGGCTAAGATATTTTACGAAGACGTCCTTATGGCCGCTGTTTTTTATGGTTACCCTATATTAATTGAGAACAATAAGTATGGTATAGCAAGACACTTTGAGACAAGGGGTTATGATGGCTACCTAATGGATAGACCAGAACATTTAAGGGTTCCCAACGCTAAAATGAAGGTTAAGACAAAAGGGGTCCCTTCTAACTCTCAAGATGTTATACAGTCTCACGCCCACGCAATAGAGGCTTACATCCATGACCACATTGGTGTTAATGAAGATTCTGGTGAACACGGGCGTATGTATTTTAACAAGACTTTAGAAGATTGGATAGGGTTTAAAATAGATGACAGAACAAAATTTGACCTTACTATAAGTTCTGGTTTAGCTCTTTTAGCGGCTCAAAAATCTAAGCCTAAAGCCAGAGCTAGTTTTTCAGAAAAGAAGTTTTTTAGGAAATATAATGTCTTAGGATGATTCACTATATTTGCATAAAGTAATTATACTTATTTTATAATGATCAGCAATTCAAGCAATCGTACTGGTAAGTTTCCAGACCCTCTAGCGCCCAAGGATTTAAAAGATAATAAAGCCTATGGCCTAAAATATGCAAAAGCTATAGAGAGTCAGTGGAACTCAACAAACGAAGAAAATGCTCTTCAAAAGAAAAGAAGCAAAACCTTTGAAAGGAACCGTGACTACGCTCAAGGCGTTCAAAACACAACGATATACAAAAGGCTCTTAAACTCTTTAGACCCTAATTCTGGGGACGGCAGCTTGCTAAACCTAGACTACACCCCTGTACCTATTCTTCCAAAATTTGTAAGGATAGTAGTAAACAAGATTCTATCAAGAGACCCCTACCCTAACTTAGAGGCCGTAGACCCTTTGTCTTCTTCAGAGAAGAATAAGGAGAAGAACCGCTTACGAATGCAGGTCCAAATGAAAGCTGAGCTTACTAAGCTTAAGCAGGATACTGGTGGGTTGGTCTTAGATAAAGACCCTGAAGCTTTACCCGACAGTTTAGATGAGGCTGAAATTTTCTTAGACACAAATATAAAAACAGACGCGGAGATAGCTGCTCAGATAGCTACAAACATTACGCTTTCGTGGAATAACTTTAATGACAATGTGTTTAGGCGTTGCGTTAATGATCTGGCCGCTTTAGGGATGGCTGTTGTCCACAGAACTAACGATCCTAACTACGGTATAAGAACAGAATACGTAGATCCAGCTAAGTTTATACATAGTTATACTGAGGACCCTAGCTTTGACGATCTTGTATATGGGGGTAGTATAAAAACAATACCTATACAGGAGTTAAAAAGATTAGCGGGGGACGAGCTTACAGAAGAGGACTTTGAAAAAGTAGCAAGGAAATCTAGCGGTAATAGTATGTCCCCATACTCTTCTCACTATGACGCTTCTTCTAAGAAATCGGTCTATGGGTATGACGAGCATACGGTAGAGGTTTTAGACTTTGAATTCCTTTCAGTTGACTGTATGTACTTCGAGGAGAAGGATAATAGACACGGAAATACAAATTTTTTCTATCAGGGTCACTCGTATAAAGAACGTCCAGGCAGCGTGTTTGATCGCACCCCACATAAAATGGAGGTTACAACGGTGTACTCAGGTAAGTACATATTAGGTACGGATTACATTATAAATTACGGTCAGAAGACAAATGTACCAAAAAACATACACGACATAAGTAAAGCCACTTTGTCATACTCTGTTGTAGCTACGAACATAAGCCGAATGATGCCTAAGTCTATGGTTGACAGCTGTGTAGGTTTTGCGGATATGCTACAGGTTACTCACCTAAAGATTCAGCAAGCTATAGCAAAGGCAAAGCCAGATGGATTGATTATAGACGTGGAGGGTTTAGAGGGGGTTGAGATAGGTAAAGGGGGTGAGCTACAACCGTTAGATCTTCACGATATATACGAGCAGACGGGTGTATTCTACTATAGGAGTAAAAACCCAGAAGGCGGTCATCAAAATCCTCCTATTAGGGAGATTGGAAACAGCATAAGGAATATCAATGAGCTTATAGGTCTGTACAATCATTACTTAAAATTAATTCGTGATACGACTGGGATAAACGAAGCTATGGATGCTTCCTCCCCTAAAGGTGACGCTTTGGTTGGTGTAAGAGAACAAGCGATTGCTGCTGGTAACAATGCTATATATGATATAACTAATGCTTCTATGATCCTTTACAAAAAGGTTTGTGAGGATATAGTCAAGTGTTTGCAGATAATACCAGAAAAGTCGGCTTTACGGAATATATATGAAAATGCTGTGGGGTCTGAAAACATGAAGGTTTTGGCTTCTTTTGGTGATCTACCGATGTATAATTTTGGCGTCCAGGTCCAGAAAGAAATGGAAAGCTCGGACAAGCAGTACTTAGAACAAAGTTTACAAATAGCGTTAGGCCAAAAAGAAATTGATCTTGAGGATGCTATGATGGTTAGGTCGATGAAAGATGTGAACCAAGCGGAAAGACTCCTTATGGTTAAACGCAAAAAAAGACAAAAGTCTCAGCAAGCTATTGCCCAGCAGAACTCTCAAATGCAGTCGGAGCAGGCTCAGGCGGCGTCACAGGCGGCGTCACAAGCCAAGCAGCAAGAGATGCAGATGGAAGCCCAGCTTGATGCTCAGAGAATACAGATAAAAGCCCAAGCCGAAATACAAGTAGCTCAAGCCCTGCATGAGTTGCACAAGGAGATAGAGGTTATTAAAGCTCAGGCTACTCTAGGGTTTAAGACTGACGATCAAGAGTTTAAAGAAAAGATAGAGGTTTTTAAAGAAAACCGTAAAGACGATAGGATTGTTAAGCAGGGTGAAGAGAAGAGAAAAACAACTCCTCAACCCCCAGCTGAAAGTCCAAACAATCAAGAGGTAATGAATACAACGCTTAATCAATAATTATGGCTAGTAAAGTTAATTTAGACGTATCAGAGAGGTTAGATATAACGTGCCGTAAAGGTGATACGTTTTCTCTTACGGTAACATTAAAAGACTCCACGGGAACGGTGATTACTTTAGCTACCTCCTCATATACTTTCCTTATGGAGGTATGGAGCACTTCCAGAACCGCAACCGCACCTGTTATAGGGAGCACCACCTCGGCCCCGACTGGCGACGCTTCTTTTGAGACTTTTGTAACAGATGACGTAGGTAATGTAACTATTTCAGCAACAGCGACTACGATGAAGACCGTTCCAGCGGGAGCATACAAGTATGATTTACAATACATGGTTGGGGATACGCACACAACTATCTTACACGGGTCTTTTGTAGTTAATGACGATGTGTCTAAACATTCTTAAAGGATGAGTTTGGCGGTTACTATATCAGCAGGAAACAGCATAACGGCTACGACAAATGACGGGAAGTCGGTTGGTTTTACCTCCAGTTCAACTTTAATTACGTACACCTCACCTGTAGCTCCTAGCCCTACTATAAATGAAAACGCAGCTGAAACAATAAACGTTACAGTAACTTAAAAGCATAACAGTAAATATGAAGAAACTATTATTCCTTTTATTCTTTTTACCAGTAACGGTATTTACTCAAAACAGTTGGGTTAAAGTGGAAATGCAACCTGATCAGTACGCAGGTGAAACATCATGGGAGATATATAACGCAGATGGGGATACCGTAGCGGTTAGCCCTGTGTATACCTCTAATGTTTACCAGGAAGACATTATCCCATTAGACGCGGGGTTCTATAATCTCGTTGTACATGACTCGTTTGGTGATGGAATATGCTGTGATTTTGGTAGTGGTTGGTTTGGAGTAAGCAATGATTGCGGATTAAGCAACTATGTATATGACTTCAATTCAGTGCAAGCGGTTGTAGCATTTACTTTAGACGAATGCCTTTTGCCTGTAGCTGGATGTATGGATCCTGAGGCATACAACTTCAATCCTGAAGCAACAATAGAAAGCCCTGTTTGTGAATACGAAGTAACATTTAGATTAGACCTAAATGGACCGCATCCACCAATAGAGATACCTGAGGTTAATGGTGAGTTTAATGGATGGTGTGGTAACTGCTGGGCTATGTCAGACAATAATACTGATGGAGAATGGCAATACAGCGCAATAATACCCGAAGGTACTTACTTGTGGAAATTCTCAGCTGATACCTGGCTACAACAAGAGTTGCCTGTCGGTGTGTCTGAGTCCCCTTGCTTTTTATTTGATGCTAACGGATATGTGAATAGAACCTTAGTCGTAGATGGAAACATTACGCTACCCCCGTTCTGCTGGGAATCGTGCTTGCCGTGTGGAGCTGTAGTAGGATGTACAAATCCTGAAGCTACTAACTGGAATCCCTGGGCTAACTTTGACGAAGGATGTAACGTTGTAGAATCTGCTGACTGTGGACTTGGCTTTACTGAAATCTCTGTAACTATAGTCCCAGACAATTACCCCGCAGAAACGAGCTGGAACTTAATAAACAACAGCTTAGGTACATACATATACCAAGTGCCTGTAGGAAACTATGCTAATGCTCCTGTAGGCATTCCAATTACAACTAACGTTTGCACACCAGTAGGCAGTTCTGTAACATTTGAACTTAACGATACATACGGTGACGGACTTAACGGAGCTTTATGGGGAGGTCAGGACGGTGGAGCAATGGTTGCAGCCTGCTCTGAAACTTTATTTCTATTAGAGCCTAGCATGGTTAATTTTAACTATGGTTTATCAGAAAGTTTCAACGCACCAATATGCGAGCAGATAGATGATGTGCTCGGATGTACAGACGAAAACTATGTAGAATACAACCCAGACGCTATAATCTCTATACCTACTATGTGTTTAACCGAGAAGGTTTATGGGTGTACAGATGAAGATTACTTTAACTACGACGAACTAGCCAACACCGAGGATCAAGTGGACTCATGTTTCTATACGCTTACGATAACAGACGGTGTAGGTGATGGATGGTTTGGTAGTTGGGTAGGCGTGCATCAAGATGGCTGGGTGTCACCTCAGTATCAGATGGGTCCTGATGACGGAGACGAACAATCTTTTGAGGTCTATCTTTCTTCCGAAGAAGAGATAGGGCTTTACTTCTTTACAACACCGCAGTCTCAGTTGTCTGCCGCGCAATGCGGGTTTATGCTTGAGGGGCCTACAGGAGATACGCTGCTACAGGTTGATCAGTGGGATGCGGTTCCATTCCCCTACACATACAGCGTTGCACCTTATTGTGGAAACAACTGTGAGCCATTTACGTATGGTTGTACTGACGAATCGGCTCAGAACTACAATGCTGACGCCAATACTAATGATAGTGAATGCTATTATTCTGCGGGGTGTATGCAGCCAGGCTATGTAGAATACTACAACCAGGGGTATGAGGCTGACTTTGACGACGGTAGTTGTAACGAGTTAGCTGTCTTCGGATGTATGGATGAGCTGGCTTTAAATTATGATCCAGAAGCTAACGTGGATATAGAAAGTTGTATTGAAGTAATACTTGATTGCACGGACCCTATTGCAGTGAATTACAACGAGTTAGCTAACACCCCTAATAATGAGTTGTGTTTATACGATGCGGGATGTATTGGTGAGCCTGGTGAGCCGTACTACTTAAATGATTCGTGTTACGCCTGGATTATTGATATAGACTCGTACTGTTGTGAGGTAGCTTGGGACGATGCGTGTGTTGATCTATATAGTTATTGTGAGCAGGGATGGCCTATGGGGGTCTCACAGGTTAATGATGGGCTTAGCGTCTACCCTAATCCAGTAAACAGTGTACTTAACATACAAACCTCTCTAGACGTACTTACAGAGGTGTATAACGCATTAGGTCATTTGATAGTATCAGGCACTAAAGAAAAGAGGATTGACCTGAGCGGGCTTCCTAGTGGGGTCTATCAGGTTGTTATAAACTATAACGGTAGGATTATTAATAAGAAGATTGTAAAGATATGAAGTACGTATTAGCCTTACTATTGTCTACGCTGTGTATTAGCACAAGCGCACAAGCCCTAAAGAAAACCTTTAAGTT